GCAGCTTATATATACACCGTATACGCTCTCAACGGATACACGTCCCGCAGCGTATATTTTTATTGACGGATATACACGATAACCGGCAGAATTTTTGAAACTATATGTTCTCAAATTCAGCGAATATCTTGATGTTTCATCCGAATCCGAGCCGTCGATTGATGTGTTTATATAGCCGAACGTCTTATCAGCTGCGGCTCTTGGTTGATAAATAAAATTAAGACCGTTGTCTGATTCAATATCAGTCGCCCCGTCGTCATCAGCTCCGTCGATATTCAAGGAAATCCTATTTCCCGAAATTTCGGTCGAACCGCTGTCTCCTACATCGTCGGCAGTCAAAAACGTAGTCGTACCTGTCATCTCGATCTTATCCGCGCTTATCATAACAGACGAACCTGATGCGTTTACCGCAGTAACAATCGAAGCCGCAGTAACTTTCCCGCTCGAACCGACCGCTTTGACTATCTGTGAAATCGAAGCCGAGTTTTCGTCCGCCGTTTCCTCAATAACAGCAACCGATGATATCAGCCCGTCAATATCATCTTCAGCTGTCGATTGCCACTGTACAATTGAGGATATTTTTGCCCCGTTCGAGTCTGCAGCCGCCTGAACCGCCGCTATCGAAGATTCAGTTTCATTCTGCCACTCCGCAACAGCAGCAAATCCCGCCTCCTGAGCATTTGCCCATGTTTGAATTGATGACTGAGCGTTAGTTATACCGTCACTGTACGAAGCAAGAAGCTTCTTCAGAGACGATGAGAGATTATCCATATCAATATTGTACATCGCATCAAGATTGTCTCTGTTCTGCTTCGCAATGGCGTCCTGCAAAGCCTTGACGGCTTCATCGATTTCCTCAAGTTTGCCGTCAGACTTCGGCGAGCCTCTTTTGGAAATCTCTTTTATCTTGCCGTCCGGAATATATGCCGAGAGATATTTCGTCTTCGTTTTATTATCCGTCGACATATACATCCCCTCCCCACGAAATCTTGAGCTCTACAGCGTAAATCTTTATCCTACCGTGTCCGACAATCCTCAGCCTGTGCATATATCCCGAAAATTGACGTGTCAATACTCTCATGATGCCGAATCCGCCGCTTCCGATGAATGACCCAACCGAAACAGAATTCAGTGAATCGAATTTTTCACCGTCGCGAAGAAGATAAACCGTCATCTCTGCTCCGCTGTCTGCTTCACATAAAATTGACAACTTTTTCACACGGCGTATATCAAGCTTTCCTGCCGCCATGAGATCAGTCTCAAACCACCAATCATCACTGTATTCAGGAGTCCAATCATCACCCGAAACAGCCTGCACCGCGCTCTCAGACCAATCAATAAATGAGATATCCCCATTTCCGAATAATGCAGCCAAGCCGTAATCAAGCGATGCAAACTGTATAATATCAGCTCCCGGATATCCGAGATTTGACCATACACCGTTTTTATAAGCGTACAGACTTTTCGCAGCGTACATGTATAACACATCACCCCACGAACCGAGAACAGCACCGCGCAAGTCATCAAGATCAAGACAGTCTCCTATAGATTTGGGAGTACCGCCTCCATACGCGTATACCGTATCGGAAGACGCAAAGTACAGTATTCCTCCCGCCTCGGCAACAGCATACGGATTGTCACAGCCATATGAACCTACATCTACAATGCGGAACGGATTCTTGTTGTTGTAGACAAGCTGCATGAAATCCGACTTGAACAGAACAATATGATTGTCATATGTCGTTATAGCCGTAAACGTACCGTCCGCCTTTACATTAGACTGCGACATTGAAACCCATGCGTTCGCATCGTTCGTTTCGTCGGCAGTATCGAGATCCCAATCCGCATAATCATTATACGACGATGCATAAACAAGATTATCGTCAACTCCGAATACTCTCGACCCGTAAACCGAGGCATATTTCAGTCCCGGATAAGCAGACCCGAGCGATAAGGGAGTGAACGATGACGATATGTCAAAATCCATAGAATAGGCGTCAGGGAAAATCAGAATCTTTCTCTTAAATGTCGCATTTACAATATTTTCAGTGTTTGTTGCCGTATTAAATTGTACAGCCGATCTGTAATCAAAAACGCGCATGTTTCCACTGAGAGTCCCCGTATATACAACTTTTTCAGGCGTAACATAATCAATCTTTGTCGCTGATGACGTGTTGTAAATAACAAGAAGATTCTCACCGAATCCGAATATAGCCTGCGGATCACTGTAATTCAGAAACAGCTTCGGTTTTGCGGCAGGCAGAACATACGGAGGTTCAATCGAAATACATGAGCAGTCCGTAACCTGCCCCGTATCAATGAGATCGGTACGATTCAGTCCGCCAAATCCCCAACGGATTATAGAATATTTCGATTCGTTTGACGGAATTGCAGCACCGCCGTAAAGAAATTTCTCTCTCTGAGCCGCCATAAACTATCCTCCGTATCTCTCGTTTCTCGCCGCCGCCCATATCTTGAACGATTCAAGCTGTGTATTGTAGTCAGACAGCCATTTAGCAGCGAGTCCGTCTTCATTCGCGACTTTGTAGGACTCACCGCGTAATCTTGCCGCAATAAGCTCGGTAAACTCGGGAGGAATTGCGATTATTCCGTCGTTTGCCTCACTCTTGAGAATCGGACGAAGCCTGTATATAACAGTAATCTCGTTCGGATATGAATTAAGAGAAAACGATATATTTCCGTCATATTTCGTGTAATAAAGCTGTTTTTCCGGGAACTGGAACACACCGTCCGCTCCCGCGCGCTCAATCTCTTCGCTGTCCGCGAATACACGTACCACATCGTCATAAACGACGTTTGCCGCCCCGGTTGGAACATTAATTACAGACAAATCAAGCTTATCATTTGTGATATCAGCGTAATCAATAGTTTCCGAAACATATTCTTTGAGGATTTCCGTATAAATAAATTGCTCTGCCGTGTTTATTATCCTATAAAGAAAACTGTCCGGCAGCTCAGGAGATATATCAGCCTCTCCGCGTACGGAATTTATAAGCTCCGACGCCGTAATTCCGGAATTATACATACGAATATCCCCCTCCTACAATTCTTTTTCCTTTCGCAAGTTTCGACCAAACAGTTTTGTATGCATCCGATGATTCTGCCACATAGTCCGTTTTTCTGTCCCCGTCCCCGGTCAAAAGGAACAGAATATTATCAACTGCCGCCGCATAATATTCATCAAATACGGGAATATCGTCTTCAACACTTCGCGGTATACAATACGAATCACCGGATATCACATATTTAATTCCGAATTGAGACATTAAAGTGCGAAGAGTCAAATCAAGATGAGTGAGAAATTGATTGTGAGAACACGGATGCCTAAGCGTTACCGTGTCATATATGCTTTTTATATTCATTTTTTCCTATTCCTCATTTATATCTATATCTATATCGCTCATTAATGAGTAAAAAAAGACGGCGCGGTGTCCGTCACACCGTTAAAAGTGCGGAGCCGCTCCGTCTTATATTAGATTGATCCGCGCAATTACGCAGTCTGGCAGTTTGTAAGCTCGATACATCCGCCGGGATTCTTGCATACCAGCTCCATATAGTTTGCAAGGAGCGCACGGTATACAGATGTATCAGGTCTGAGAGTGAAAATTGACGACTGATGTGTCGCAAAATCCCAGCCTGTGTGACGAAGCTCGAACTGGGTTGTATCAACTCCCCACGCATTTCCTGCCGGAATAAATCTCTCGCGTACAATAGTTACAAGCTGCTGACCGGCGAGAATTTCATATCCGACAGCACCGCCGGTAAACTTGCGCTTTTCAACAAGAGTTACGTTGTTCTGAGACTCTTTCATGTAGTATTCGTACGCTCTGAAAGCGGCGTCGCCCATCATGATAAGATCGATTTTTGCGTTTTTCTTGTCTCTTGCCCATGCAACGGCGTCCGTGAGCTTGGTGTCGTCAATATCGTTTCCTGCGGAAGAGGTATAAGGCTTAATCCATGGATTAGATGCCTTTGCAAGTCCGTAAAGATTTGCTACACTTGCATCAAATATGGATTTAAGACCGGTTATTTCTCTGCCGTATGAATTCTGTACGGTTATAAATCCGTACGCTCCGCCTGATTCTGAGCTGAGTGCTGCAGACGGATTGGACGAGAGAGTGACATTTTTTGTGCCGTGATCGATTGCGATAATCTGGACGGCAGAGGTGGACGGAGCCGAATCGACAACTGCCGACGGTGCGTAAATGTCAACAACAAGGCCTTCGATGAGATATGTAGTATCATCTACCGTGATAATGTTGGATGCAGTCGATACAGCCGCTGTGATGTTAGCCAGCTTGCCCGAACCGTCACCGAACAGCATACGCGCTACATTCCAGTTTGCAGCCTCGTAAGATGCATCCATTGCATCCTGTACTGTATTGATTAGAGCGGAGCGGTCGGTCTGTCCGAGCTTCACATCCTTGTGGGAAATCTGGATATCAACATACGCATCCTTAGATTCGTAGTTGAACTTCTTGTACAGCGGTGCGTTCGCCTTTGGTGTAGGCTGTCTTTCTTCCGACATTCCGAATCCGCCGCCGATACCGGTTCTTGTACCGAATTTACCTGTCGAAGCGGTAAGAGGTACTTTTTTCACCATTTCAAGAAACGGTGAGGGTGTTACTGTGAGCATGTTGTTAACAAAGGGCAAATACTCTTCTTTGAGCACATTCTCAACAGTAATAAGGTCCTGTGCAATAGTAGGCATTTTTCATTTTCCTTTCTTTTTTTGTTTATTAAAGACCGAAGCGGGAACGAATCCGCGCGTCGAGTTCTTCCTTATTTTTTGCCGGAGATGTCTGAGGGAGAGGATTTGCATTTGAAAGCCCTGATGTAGCACTAAGCGTAGGCAGAGCGGCATTCTTGTCTCTCACGGACTGCGCACGCTTTGTTTCAAGCGCTCTCATAACATCCGGATTTGATTCCGCTAAACGGACAATCTCCTCGGTTGTCATCTTGTGCGAGGGATCGTTCTTCAAACCTCTTGCAATCAATCCTGCGAACATATATCTCTTTTCAGGTTCTATCTGCGCAATTTCCGGCGATGCGGCAATAATACGCTCGATATCTCCGGCGTTCTGTGCGAAATCGCTGAATTGAGGTGCAGAAAAAACAGTAGATCTCGCCGCATCCTCGGCGGCAATTCGCCGCTTCTCCTCATAGTCTTTCTTTACAGGCGCGATTTCCTCCTGAACACGTGACATAAGCGACGACATTACATCATTCTGCCATGCGTTGATCGCTTCCTGCTGTTCTTCCTCGCCGAGATATGACAGCTCACGGAAATTAAGCGTAGGTACCGTCATAGTCTTCTCAATTGACTCCTGCGCGCCCTGAGACTGCTGTTCCATAGCTTTTCCCTGATTCTGTATCATCTGTGTGAGCTGTGCGTTCTGCTGCCTGAGCGAGTTTAGAGCCGAAATGAGAGTCTGCATTGCCGCGTTATCTCCGCCGGTCTGAGCCTGTCCGCCTGTCTGAGGAGGAACAGTTTGATTTCCCTGTACATCCTGTACACCGTCCACCGGAGCACCGCCGTCAGCTTTCGTAGAAATTCCGGTGTTAAACTGAGAATCAACAGTCTGAGCAGTCTGAGCACCGTCCGGAGATCCGGACGAAGTAACGGCTTCTGTACCTGTATCGGATACTCCGTTCGTTTCCTCCTGATTTTCCGCCGCCTGATTTTCAAATCCTCTTGCAATCGCGTCTCGGAGCGATATTGTTTCCTTTTCTTCGTTTCCCATTATTTACCTCCTTTATTATTCTGCATCATGGCAGCCTGTGCCGCCTGAGCTTGAGCCGCCTGTTTATCTTTAATCACATTTGCATGTTCTGCTATGTGTGCGTCGATCATTTCCGCATATTCAGGAGATTTCGCCCTGAACAGACGGAAATCATTCGATAATACATATTTCATGTGCTCCCTGATGTGGATTTCATCATCGTCGTACCTGTACCTCTTCGGCACGACTCCGCTCTCGAAATAGGAATTTTCGCGTACAGCGTTCATGCGCTGCAGATCGTCGATCTCCGCGACATTATCGAGATTTCCGACGCGGAACAGCTCCCACGCCTTGCGCTTGAACTCCTGAGATATCCTGCCGTCATCCGATGTGAATAAACCAAGCTGATACGCCGCTACGAAATCCTCCCGCTGCTTTTCCTTGGAGTACCTCAGGTCATTGTCTACCGTGAAATATACATCGTATGAATTGATATCGTCGGATGTCCACGTGTATACCGCGCCCATTTCATCCTTTCCCGATACACATACAGCGCGATATCCGGAGCTGTACGCCTTGTTGAGCTTTAGCCATATCTTTGCCATTTCGAGAGTTCCGTCGCGCAGATTGTCGGCAGTGAGACTCATTCGCGTTGTATCAATCTCTCTCCTCGTGTCGAGAGCTTTTCCTGAGGACGACGACGCTGCGGCACCGTATACCATGAGCTGAGACACACCGGCAGTGCGCTCCATATCCTGCAGAATCTGCGTCTCCTCGCTCATGAGAATAGACGGCGGATTCGGATATTGGACAGGTTCGGGCTTTGCGCCTATATCGGAGTTATATTCGAGTATGGCGCCGCTTTCAATCCCGTTCATGCCCAGATCGAGCACATCCATTGATCCTCTCGGAACGAGCCACGGCGCATTTGCAACAGTCGCTATGTAATCAACTATTTTATTCTTAATGTTGTTGTACGTCCTCTGTAACGGTATTAAATCCTGTATCACGCTTTTCCCGTAGAATAATCCGGCTACGGGTTTTGCTTTGTATGCCACAATCGGCATTACACCAGCCGGGAGAGTACCCATATGCACGAGCCTGTCGCCGACAATAATGATGAGACGTCCGTCCGGATAACATGATGACGGATTTTCGTAGTACGTAATCACCTTTGCACAGTCGGAGCGAGTTGTTTTATCGACTCCAAACGCGCAGTTAGCGCGCCCGTGACCGGTCATTGCTGTAGGCAGAGGCGAGAGCGTATATACCTCGGTCTCTTCTCCGGCGACCTCAATGCCGTACTTATCGTATATCTGCGATACATCAAATACCTGCTCGACAATAATATCGTGCTGATCGCATATCTTTTCAACCTCGAGAGAATGCGGAAAAACCTCATATGCGGACAGCAGACCGAACGCGAGATCTCCGTCGCAAATATTTCTCTCATTTCGAATAATATCTCCGCTGTCCGATACTGTCTCGGATATCTCGCGAGCAATCGTATCACCGGCATTTTTATCCCACCATGATAATGTAAATGCGGTGCCGCATAATTCCATCCATGATATTAGCTGATCCTTTTTACCGCCGAAATTTGTGTTTGCCTGACAATATTCGAGCAATTTTGTGGAAATACGCGCTTTTGAGACGTCGTCGTCCTCATTTGTCCGAGGATTAACAGCCATATCATACCGTACAGATTTCAGATTTGCGTGCCTCGTTTCCATGAGAGGCGCAATACTGTTGTATACACGCCTCTCGCGATCAGCCTTGTATACGGGCCTTTCTACGCAAACGGTATTTGATACCATATCAATATCGCAGTTCTGGTGTCCGGCAAGAAAATTAGCGTTGAGCGTCCATTGCAGCTCGTATGCCGCACGCTCGGACCGTCTCCGCTCAAGCTCTGCCTTGATATGTGATACGAGCTCGTCCGAATATATAACCTCTCCATCATCTGCTTTTGTAACAGGAATATCAGGAGGTCTGTCCGGCGTCTTGCCGCGCCCCTTAAAAAAGTCGAGTAGACTCATCTTGTACCATCAACTCCTTTTTTCGTTATCTTTGTATGGAGAAATGATACGTGTTTTCCCCTCCGACGCACGCTCCCGACGACATAGTTCATGCCCCGACATATGACCGATCATTATGTAAATCAGCCTGCTCATTATGCACAGAGCGATCCCCTGCATCACATTCCCGATTACGGAGCATATTAGCACCGTAGTTATCATTTCCATATCTCAGATTCACTCCGCTAATTTCGCACTGTTCGCACTGTCTGTTGATTCGTCGGATCCTGTTATGTCGGATCCTGTTATTTTCTTCGCTTCTTCCGATTTTACTTTATCTGCCTTTGCAGATTTTTTTGAAATTTCTTTTTTTGAAATTTCGCCGTAAATATCCTTGATACATTTAGGGCAGAGGTACAACGGAGTTCCGTTTACATCATTTCGCCGCGAAATAAACAGCGTTTCGCGCTCTCTGCATCCCGGCACAGCGCATACATGCCGCCGAGACAGTTTTTTTACCGCCAGTTTAAGTTCCATGTTTTTTCCTTTCGTTTTCCGAATTTTTTAGAAATAGTAAATTACATTTACATAATACCCCTTGTTCGCGCACAAAAACGAACATATTTATGTTTTTATCTGCTAATTACCGATATACATTATCCGGAAAACCGCCTCATCTCGCGGAGACGAGCCTGTTTGAATGAATCCGCCATTTTTTTCTCCTCGCTCCGAGCATCAATCTCCTGAGGAGCAACCGTGTGCATTATACAGAATCCTCTCAGTGCATCGGGCAAATGTGTAAGCTCATGAGGCTCCGTCGCTACATCGTTACAGTTTTTCTCGTCCGATTTGATCGTTGATAAACACCGTATCAAATTACGGCAATTCGAAAAAATCTTGAGTCGCGCCGTCTTTCCACCGTCCACATCCTGTATTACGTTCAGGCGTTCGTGAACCTGCAGCCAACCCGGGACCCGCGCATTTGATGATTTGGACAGCACAACTCCATGCTCTCGAAATGTCTCGGCAATCGTGCGTCCGGACTCTTTCGTCCGCGACCACATATCCGGAGGCGCATATGTAATGTAGTCGTCTCTCCTCGGTTCCCCGGCAATAATAGCCTCCGCCGCATCGCTGATTTTCAGACCCGGTGCGTATACCTCACCTATAACATAGGCTACATCATCGGGAGAGAGCGCGATATACAGGCACGCCAGTGCATCGAGTCCGTAGTCGAACGTCCGGTAAATCGTCCAGTGCTCCGGGATCTGAAATGGATCTACAACATGTACAGATCGCTCAAATTCCTCGAAATATACAGCTCCCTCAACGCCCCATTCACCCAATCCCGCCACTCTGTATCTCTCAGGACGGTTGAGCCGCATATCCTCAAATATACGCCTGTCCTCATCCGACAGCCATTCATTGCACATATAATTTGTGGTCATCGCGAGTATATTATCTGGAGACTTTACATCAAAAAATCGCCTCTTAATCCACGTCGATTCGCTCCACGGGTTAAATGTTAGCGTGATCTGTTTGAAATGCCCCTCCGGACAAAATCCGAGCAGCGACTGCTCGAGTTTGTCGAACTCTCCCTCATCCTCTATCTCAAACGCCTCCTCCACCCACAGCCAACACAGCGCGCCGTATTCTACAGTAATAGATGTGATTTTCAGCGCATCATCCATTCCGCGAAAAAAAATCTTCTGCCCCGTTGGAATGTATGTGATCTCGAGCGGGGACTCTCTGCAGCGGAAATATTCATCCAGTCCGAGATTATGTATCGCCCATTTCAGCTCCGCAAAACATGAATCGCGCAGCGTATTATAGTATCTCCGCACCACCAGAGCATTCGAGAGCGGATATTTAATCAGCTGACATATGATTTTCTGCGCCTGCGTTTTTGATTTTTTGCTTCGTCTGGAGCCTTTTATCGCAATGTACCTGCATTTAGAGCGCCACATCGTACCGTATCCGCGCCCGATTTTGTCCGGCAAATAAATTTTCGCCAGAGCATTTTCGGCGTCTGCCTTAGCCATATTTGAGGAATACATTTCTATTAATCCTCGAGATCGGATTCCCCGGAGATCACCACAGGAACGCCGCCGCGTATATCTGTTTCCTGTTTGAGCGCGTACCCTTTGTGCCGTCCCATCCACAGCGGCGCCAACTTGGCGTTGAGAGAGCCGTCCTCAAATTTTGAACGCGCATCGATTTCCGTATCCATTTCAATCAGCTCTATTAAATCCGCATAATCCTCATCATTCCTATATGTACGATCAAACGACGATTCTGTCAGCCCGATATATAAACAAAATCCCGTGATCGTGTGAGTGAGAGGAGCCGCAACGAGTACATTTGTCACCCGTCCATCTCGCCCGATTACGCTCTGGGGTCTCATATGGCTATCACAGTCCGCCCGATATTCCTCCCATAGCGCGTGCATCTCCTCCGGGGAGCCTATTTTGCGCGGTCTGCCGACCCTCTCCGGCGCAACATACAGGACCGCCGCCGACTTTTTCTTTTTCATCTCCACTATTCCCGCCTCCTTTCAAAATCTATCACGCAAAATCCAAAATAGTTAATATATATAATGAAGGATTATTTACTGCAACATAATAATAAAAATGTAGATTACTTCATAAACGGAAGCTCGCTTCCGATATGAAGTATCTACATTTTAATCTTGTCAAGAGGCAAAAACGAACATCTTCTCGGTTTCGCAAAAAAAATAAAAAAATTTTGAAAAACCCTCTTGACAATGTAGCCACAATATGGTATAATATAGTCACAAGGAAAGAGTAAATAAAAAAACAAATTAAAATTAAAAGGAGAAAAAAATGGCAGCTTACGTATTTTGCAAAATGCCCGGTAACTATAACGATGGTATTTTCGGAGATGCATATTCCGATATGTCCGATGAGGAAATCAAACTCGGCTATGAATTGTACGACGCGATAATCAGCAGTCTGCTCCCCAATTGGATCTCATGGTGCGGCGATGAACTCCTCGCTGAAACCGGAGATGATCGTATCGATGAGGATTTTGATATCAACGAAATTATCAGCAGCGCATATGAAATACTGGTGAGCGACGATTTTGAATCGCTCGCAAAAAAATATTTAGATTAATTCAGCAGCATGAAATGAGGATAAACAAAATGATCCGCAACAAAACATATCGTAATTTTATAATAATAAAGAACAGGCTCATGAAAGAGAAAGGTTATTCACCCGATGAAGCATCAAAACTCACGCATCTCGTATTTGAAAACGTATTCTACGACATGGATTATGGAAACCGTCCGGCAGAATATTTCTACAATATGATATTAAGCGCAGAAGATTTTGCAAAGGAGTATGAGCATTAATGCGGACAGCCAGACGGTCACAATCCCCGATAGGCTCGCAAAAATAAAACAAAGGAGAAACAAAATGAATAATATCGAAATTTTAATGATGGACGGATGCACGAAGAAAGAGGCTGAAAAACACCTGAACAACGGCACTATCGTGTTTGACGATTTCGAAAAAAACTTTGATTTGTACATGAATGACTGGGATGTCAGCGAGGAAGATATTTCAGAATATCGGAAGATGATCTGCGAAAAAAAGCCCGCACGTGATTGGGGAATCGTGGAAGCCGACGGCATAACATACTATATTATGTATTGCCTATAATCGAGGAGTGAACAAAGAATGCTTAAAAAATCAGAACTAATCCGATTCCGCTGCACGGAGAATCTGCGGAACGCCGTATTGCTCGGCTGCCAGCGCACCGGCATGAACATCAGCGAGTTTCTCGAGACCGCCGCCGAGTTAATGGTTGATTATACTATCCACAATGCCCGTCCGGACGAGATGAGAATGATCAATCGGTACGGGGTAGAATTTGCCAGAAACGAACTGCAAATAGTGATGCGACCGATAGCATTAATCACAGAAGAAATTAATAATCAAAATAAACAAAAAAGCGAGGACTGACAATCCCCGCTTTTTGAAATTCGTGTTGCATTTTCGTGTTGCATAAGTGTGTTTTCGTTGGAATTGGAGTATCAAAATTGATACATAACAGGCGTTAATATATGCGGTGTTGTGCAATTTGTTGGCAAAATTGCAAGAAAAACGGGTTAATTTGCATCACATTTTGTATGATATGTGCACAAATTAACCCGTTTTTTATCATCGGAGTGACTGGATTCGAACCAGACTACGTATTTAATTTGTACTTTATTGTGGTTAATATAATATAAATTATTGCATTAAATTCGCCTTATATGCAGTATATTATGTTATTTATTTGAACAATTTGGGTTGTCGTCAGAATTTACATTTGTAGTATGTTGCACGCCGTGTTGCATGATTTTGGTTTGCTGGTTTTCATGTTGCATCATCTCGAAGTGTTTATTGATAATATCGGAAAATTCTTTTTCTTTATCCGACATGATATGCTGATAGACCGTTTTCAGCATATTCGGGGTAGCGTGTCCCATCCGCGCCATTGCATATTTATCAGGCACTCCGAGAGAAAGCATCAACGACGCATAATAATGTCTCAAATCATGGAATCTGATTTTAATATTCAGCTTATTACAAACCCGTGCAAATGCTGATGTAATGTGTGCTGGATTCATATTGTGGTAGTCGTTTTCTCTCGCCGATTTAATCTTTTCGATTACCCATTCGGGAGCTTCTACGGTGCGATAACTGCTATATGCTTTAGGAGATTTTATTACCCATTCGCTTTTATCGTTGTTACTCATCGCTTTGTTTACGGTGACCGTATTGTTTTTATAATCAATATCCTTGTCAAAATCAAGGGCGGCAATTTCACCCCGCCTCAGACCGCACGTTGCGGCGAGGATTACAGGAATCTCAAGGCGCTTTCCTTCGACTTCTTCAAAAAGTCTCAAAAGCTGATCTTGTGTGGGAATGTGAAATTCTTTCTTTTCTTTTTGAGGCAGATTGATGTTAAAATACATATTCGGAACAGCCGAGTGAATGGAAGAATTGAACAATGCCCAAATGTTCCGTATAGACTTTGGTGAAAGCCTACGAGACTCTTTGTTTATCTCACGCTGTACAAGGCTCTCAGAGAGGTCTTTTATTTTTACCATCATCAATCCTTGTATATAATTCTTTCGGTATCCCTTATACTCCCGTATCGTCTTGGGAGCGAGAATGGCGTCGCGTTCGCTTATATATTTATCGATCGCTTCTCCTACGGTCATCTCCTGAGGGGACCGATCGTTACGGATCCCCTGCTCAAGCTCCCTTGCGCGTTCGGATGCAAGATAATTTGCTTCTTTTTTTGTTGGAGCGGTAAACGATTCATAAATTCGTTTTCCGTTTTCGTCCTTACCGACGTAGAGAAGCGCACGCCAGCTTCCGGACGGTAATTTTTTAGCGTCAGCCATAGTGATAAATCCTTTCGTGATTCACTCCTTTTCCGTTTCGCTTATTTATTTGAAAATGCAATACAGGGGAAAAACATATGCAGGGAATTATGTTTCAGGCGAGTTTGCTTTGATTAACAGTCAATTTATCGTTTGAAATTTTCTCTTACTGTGATATTAATCTGTTTAAGAAATTGGTTTGAATGTGTATGTAACTAACCATTCTGCGGAGTTACCGGCGTAAGTTCCACGGTTTTCTGTTACGCGCACGGTATGCTCTGTTTTGAATCCGTTGCGGAGATCGTTTTCGGTAATTTTGTGTTTTGATTTTTTTGTACCCTTATCTGTTATTTCGTCTATTTCTTGGATTATTGATTCTACTGTGATTGTCTTTTTTTGCCATACCGTCAGTTTGGTTGAATTATCCGTCCCAAGACTAATCCCGTTTACTTTGAACGCTCCCTCCCATAAATCGCCGACGTGAGAGTTTTTTATTAATTTTTTAGATACAGTAACTTGCATTGTTATGGCATTTTGCTTGCAGATATTATACTCGTATATTTCGGATGTGATAAATACTGAGAGAGCCGAAACTAATATCATACAAAGAAATAAACAAAGTATTAGGATATGACGAGGTATAACATGCTTAGATACCTCTTTATTCTCCTGCCGGGGAGGATCAAATCCCATATTTTTCATGAATTCTGAATATTCAGATTCGTCTGCTGTGGCGCTGTATTGTTTATTGTAAGAGTGGTTTTTATTTATATTATCCGACATACTACAGCCTCACTATTCGTCGATTTCGACCGATTTTGCAAGTTCTGCGCGCTCTTTTATTTCTTTCATTTCCTTACGGATTTCGTTGTATTTCCGAGCTACAGTTTTATATTGTTCATCAGTTATCTTTCCCTCGTTATGCCACTGTTTTACTTTGGCGACCGGGATTTTTTTTAATTCTTCGGATAATTCTGCAAGACGTGCTTCGTCTGTATTTGATTGGTTTTCGATGTGGATAGAATCATTTTTAATTTCTATTTCAGGATTTACGGTTTTTCGAGTCTCTTCAGCATATTCAACGTTTAATGTTGAATTGTTTAATGTTGAATTTTGTTTGTCTTTGTCTTGTTCATGTGTATCCGCCGAAAAAACAGGAGAAAACATTTTTATTTTATTTTTATATTCATATGAAAGAATAAAAAATGCATTTATCCATATCAAATTATAAATAACAAACCTATTCGGTGAATCGGTGTCATAATGTTCGCCTGTTAATTGAAACGCCAGATCGCTTTCAATTGCAGCTAACAAAAGAACCAGTATTTGTGCCAAAAATGCAAATACCAACACTCTTGTTATTTTTTTGACATATTTATATTGAGTACATTTCCCGTCTTTTATGTATGCGAGAATCATTTTGAAACTTAATCCGCGAAGAAAACATAAGACGGACATCATAATGATCTCGAAAAAAAGAATAAGAAATACCTTTATAGCCGCGCTTGCTCCATACGTATCATAATATACGTAAGTAATGCTTATCGGAAAAAGCGGGTATCCGAGCGAATAAACATCTGACAACAAACCGGTTATGACGTTGATAACAGATATAAGAAGCGAGAGGATGACGCTTAAAGCGTATACATATGAACGTATTGTACCCGATCTTTCGGCAGATACAAAAAACTCTCCATGTGTAAGAGATAAAAATAATTTTTTTTGTTTATATCCGAGCAGAAAAAACAATATTAAAGAAACGATTAAAACAAAATAAAACATAACAACGACCTTTCCATCGATATAGTTATCAAAGAAATCCATATATACATCTATGTAAGAATCACACGTTACGGTCTGAAAATTCAGACCTAAACCACTTGTTGCCGGCAAGCGTCAAGTAGGTGCATGGCGGATGTAATTGTACAAGCAAGGAAAAGGCATACTATAATTGTTTATATAGCTCTATATATTTTATCCATACTATCCTGACACATTTTTGATAATCTTTTTCACTGCTCCGAGCACCTGAATGCGCAGCACGTCCGCGCCCTCAAAACGCATAGTCGGATACATTGGATTTATGGAGTGCAGTTCAATCCAATCTGCTCCGTACACGATCTTTTTTACAAGCGCCTCATCTTCGTCAAGCAGGACAACCGCTATCGTGCCGCTGTCAACGCTTTTCTGTTTATGCACAAGAACGGAATCACCGTTTTCGATTTTAGGGAACATGCTGTCGCCTCTGACGGTTACAAAAATAGATTCGTCAGCTTCGACGGGATTTGAAAAATACATGGGAATATAGTCCGTAATATGATCGTCCGCGTATGCGCCGAATCCGGCGGAGACATTTTCAAACAATGGAATCATATAAATATTATTGCTGTCAGAAATAATATCTGCGTTCGGTGTAATTCCGGACGCTTTTTTACTGAATATGGGTGTAGGATCGTCTGTTTGGTCCGTGAGGTATTCGTAGGTTGTGCCGAGGACATCTGCGATTTTTATTATTCTATCATCCGACATGGTGCTTTTTCCTTTTGCAACGTCATTTAGATATGCATATGTCATTCCGAGTTGAGAACATAAAAATCCTTGTTTGATGCCTTTTTCTTTTGACAATCTCTTGACTTTGTTGATATTAACCATTTTTGTACCTCGTTTTTTGTTAAAATAGCAGAATCTCAAAATATTGAGAGCCTTTACTTGACATTCTCAATTTTTTGAGATATAATAATAGCACAGACAGCGAAGCGGTACACACTGAATCTAAAAGAAACATACATATTCAGCAGAATTTTCAAGTTATCGTTCACTTGTTGATCTCCGGATTATCTGTTCTTCCGAGGAGGTCACAACGGAGAATCCGAAGAACTTCGGATATAATAAATACGGCAAAGTCACCGCGACGATCTCGCATATTTTTTTGTCGGTCAATAAGAATAAATTGTTAGACAAACAAAGTAAAACGAAATCGCCCGGTGTGCACAACCGAACGAATATAATAAATACCTACAAATTTATTATATCAACATTTTGTTTGGAAGTCAATATATATTTGCAAAAAACTTAATAAATCCAAAACAGAAAGGAGAAACACATTGTACAACATCATTAAATCAAGAATGGCAGCGCTCGGGATCAAAAACGTCGATCTGATCAGGGAGATTTCGACGCGGTACATGATGAAGCTCAACGCGCCTGACTTTTCCGCAGCGCTTACTGCCACATACAAGACTCCTAAGCAAGAGCGCATCATGAAGTATGTCGAGATAATTCTTGCCGAAAAAGAAGCGGAGGAAAAAGAGCATTAAAAAACAGGAGATAAAAAATGAACGAACTCATGAAAAAGGACGGGATTTTATAATGCCGATACCGAAAACAAAACCGAAAAAGACGCTCGGCGAAATCTGTCCGAAAACATATCAGGCTGTGAGAAACATAAAGATGCTCATGACAGCGCACAACAACTCAGCCGATGACATAGAGCTCGGCACCGGAATTAACCGTCAGACGCTTTACAGACGTTTCAGAGAGCCGATCGGACTTAAAGCGCACGAGATTGAAGCCCTTGCAAAATATTGGGGCATGGAAGTATGGGAGCTTTACGAGAAACCCGATTTCAGAGCGCGTAGAAACGGATAATGCTTATCAAAAGAGAAATCAAAGCGGATGAGTGTGAAGCCGTGGCGTACTGTTAAAAAGAAGAGGAGACTACATATTATGTATTCAAAAACCAAATCGGATTTTAGAAACGGAGACATATTTGATCCGACGCCGTATGAAAACGAATACGACGGGTATGAGGTTGAATGGTGTCCGATTTGCGGCAAAAGGATCGAGGCTGACGACCGAGTAATGTGGATTGATTTGGGGGGCTATGATCGAGTTGTCCACGAAAATTGCGCGATATTCAAAAAAGAGGGATTGAGCTGGTTTATGGACATGCTCATGATAAATACAAATACAGGAAAGGCAAAGGATTTTTATGAATAATACAAATAATACATTTTCAAGAGCGAACATGACTATTGCACAGGCAACCGAAGAAACAAAAGAGATTGCCGAGATTCAGGCGAAGATGATAATTGCACGTAATTTTCCGAGAGACATCAATTACTGCATGGAGCTGATAGCGGGCGAATGCCGAAACAAGGAGCTTGCGGAGATGGCTATATATGAATTCCCGCGCGGGGATTCGGTTGTCAGAGGGGCTTCCATACGTCTTGTGGAGTGTGTGGCTCGCTGTTGGGGAAACATTGTGTCCGGAATAAAAGAACTCGGCACGAGCGGAAACAAATCGACTGTCAAGGCGTACTGCTGGGATTTGCAATCTAACTATTACGATGAAAAAATCTTTGATGTGGAATATATAAGAAACACAAAAAAGGGGTCATATCCCGTGACAGATTCCCGCGACAGGTACGAAATGATGGCGAACATGGGCGCGAGACGCAAAAGAGCCTGTATGCAGGCTGTTATTCCTCAGTTCATTATCGAAAATGCGATGTCCGAGTGTGAGGAAACCTTAAAGGCAAGTATCGGAGACGGTAATATCGAAGAAACAAAAGCGAAGATGCTGACAGCTTTTGTCAAAGAGTGCGAATGGGTGACAGCTGAGCACCTTGCGGCGGTATGCGGAAAAGATTTTGATAAGCTCGGTTCAAAGGACATTGTTAAACTCCGCAATCTTTATAATGCGATCAAGGATGGATTTGTTAAGCCTGAAAAGGCATTCGGACGCGAAGAAACACCTGAAAAACCCTCGATTGAAGAGGGCGAGACTCTTAATCGCCTGAATTCTATGTTTGCGGCAGAATCGGGAGAATCTTAAAATGAAACTGACAAGCGAGAACTATTACAGCCGAGAAGCTGACAACGAGTATATGTCATGCTCTCAGTATCAGGATTTTCTTTCATGCGAAGCGAGGGCAATGGCAAAACTTGAGGGGAGATATATTCCGCAGCCGTCGGAGGCTTTGACGGTCGGAAATTACTTTCACACGGCAATGGAAAGTACGGAAGCGCACGAAGCATTCTGCGATGAGCATCTTTTTGACATATTCAAAACAAAGGTTAGTTCTAAAACGGGAGAGATAATTACAAACGGCAAATACGCGCCTTACGCTCAGGCTGACCGAATGATAGATGCATGTTATAACGATCCGCTTATAAAATCGCTTATTGACATGAAAGGCGAGAACGAGGTCATTATGACGGGCGAGTTATTCGGAATTCCGTGGAAGATACGGCTTGACAAGTACATGAGAGACCGTCGGCTGATCCTCGACTGGAAAACTACTGCGGATATCAACAAGACGGAATATAATACAATGACCGGAGAGAGAGAATCTTTTGTCGAATCTCTCGGATATATGATGAGAGCGGCGGTATACAGTGAGATTGAGAAACAGGTATCAGGCTGTAGTGCGGATCCGGATTTTATAATTGTTGCGGTCTCGAAGCAGGATCCGCCGGACAAGGCTGTGCTTCTGCTTAATCACCGTCAGCGGTACGATTGGGAGCTGGAAGAGATCAAAAAGCATCTTCCGTACATTAACGCGATCAAGAAAAAGGAACTCGCGCCGAGGCGCTGCGGAATGTGCGATTACTGTCGGGCTACAAAGGTGCTGAAAAAAATTGTACCGTATTATACGCTGAATCCAAGATTCAGAGACGAAAAAGAGGAGGAATACGACTGTGTTTCAACATGCGAAAGTATTTCAGCCGCTCATATGGAAGACTCACAGGAGACGTGAGCAGTTCGAAGAATGTCCGCACTGCGGTAAGCCTTTGAGGTGGATATACGACGGAATTGTGTGGCATCCGTGTGATAAAGAGCCTGTATTGTTTATGATGCATCCCGAGGGACGGTGTGAGATCATGTACAGGCGCGAACTGATCGGAAACTGTCTGATATACCGGGTCGGAGACAAACGCTTTGTGGGTGCTGTACCGCTTTACGGAAGTGTGCCGCATTACTACACCTGCGATATTTTGAGAGAACACAGACGTGAATTTGCAAGAAAATGCGGAAGTTAGGAGGAGTAAATGGCAAGAGGACCAATATACCGCTCGTCAAGTGCTGACGGATGCTATCACGCATTTGACAGCGAGCGTACATCGAATAAATACGGCGAGAGAAAAAATAAAAAAATCGAGTGCATAAAGGACGTAGAAGTATGTCGAACCTGCACGAAAAAGAAATGTACAGGTACTGCGCGGTGCGTTGAAAAGCGGAAGCGTGAAATCGAGAGGGCTGGCGTATAAAATGGAGATTAAATGGATAAGAATTGCAACGGCAATTTTTGACAACCGCAAAATCAAGCAGATCGAAACTCTTCCAAGGGGAGACGGAATCATTGTAATATGGTTTAAGCTGCTGTGTCTCGCAGGGAATATCAACGACAACGGAATGCTATATTTCACGGATAAAATCCCGTACAGCGACCAGATGCTTTCAACGGAATTCGGGCGTTCTTTGGCATTGATTCAGCTTGCAATGAAGACATTCCGTGAGTTCGGTATGGTTGAGATAATCGACGGAATCTATCGTGTAAAGAACTGGGAAAAGTATCAGAGTGTCGACAAATTGAGCGAGATTCGCGAATATAACAGGATTGCAAAGAAAAAGTCTCGCGAAAAACAGCAAAGTCAAACAAATGTCAATGACATGTCAATGACATGTCAACCGTGTCAAGATACAGATATAGATATAGATATAGATATAGAAAAAGATAAAGAAATAATATTAAAAGAGAATAAAAAAGAGAAAATCACCCGTCACAAATACGGACAGTATTCAAACGTACTTCTGTCTGACGAAGAAATGGAAAAGCTGATAAACGAATTCCCGAATGACTATTCAGACCGAATCGAGCGGCTGTCTGAATATATGGCATCTACCGGGAAATCGTACAAATCTCATCTTGCTACAATACGGAATTGGGCAAAGCGAGACATGGAGACTGCGAAAAAAACTTCTGACGGCTGGGACTACATTAATTCCGTAGCGAGAGGAGGTGCACTATGACGAGAGAAGAAACCGCGTCGATGCTGACGATTTTGAAAACCGCATATCCGTCGTTTTACTCGAAAATGAAACCGCGCGACGGTGAGCTGACGCTTGAATTGTGGTCGGAGATGTTTTGCGATGATCCTATTGAAATTGTTAAATTCGCGCTGTACAAGCTGATTGAGGGGCATAACGGATTTCCTCCTGATATCGCTGACGTGAAAGCAAAGGTGCGCGAGATTATATCCGCATCTACGGGCGAGCCGACCGATGAAGAATTATGGCTTATATTAAAAAAGGCGATTGAAAAAGGAATATACGACGCAAAAGAGGAGTTCGATAAACTTCCGCCTGTACTCCAGAGATATTGCGGATCGCCCGAAACCATACGCGAACTCGCTGTCGGAGATACTGATATTCTTAACACAGTAACGCACGGGCAGTTTATGAAACAGATCGGAACAATAAGAGAGAGACAGAAATTTGAGGATGAGCTGCCGGAGGCGGTGAGAGAGGCTACACGAAGACTTTGCGGCAAAATTCCTGATGCAAACGGATATTTAAGCGATAGAGAGATAAATGACCGCAGGAATGCTCTGCATGCCGCTCTCAACGGAGATACATAACAATGACTGACGAATTATTTTTCGAAAAAACATGCCCGGTTTGCGGAAAAAAATTCTGTCTGCCGAGCGAGGGCAGATGGGCATACCGGGTGAAAATGAATAGAAGCGGAGACATATACCTCTGCTCGTGGCACTGTCAGCTCGCTCAGGAAAAACAGCAAAAAACTCGACGAAAAATTAACCCATCCGGGAAAACGCTGATCCCGGACGGAATCCATGCAGGAAAACTAAAAAAAATGCGGATATCGGCGGGGTACAGTCAAAAGGAGATATCGGAGATTATCGGTATCTCAAGCGGGACATATCGCAAATATGAATATGAGGAATTAACGCCGACCGAGCAGACGCTCGGGAAAATTGCAGCTGTGCTCGGATGCACGGCGGAGGAATTAAGGAGGAATTAACATGGCAGAAACATACAAAAGCCGGGTATACACAGACCGCCCCGCCTATGCGGATTTTGATGCGCCCGCAAAATTTCAGGCAATTCAGAGCATCGTTGCAAAGCGCCTGACCCAGCACCCAAAGGCAATTTGCTCCTATTCCGGCGGGGCGGACAGCGACATCCTGATTGACGTCATCGAGAGGACACGGGATATTTTCAACCTTCCGCCTGTTAAGTACGCGTTTTTCAATACAGGTCTTGAGATGCAAGCAACGAAAGATCACGTAAAAGCCACTGCCGAAAGATACGGCGTGGAAATCGAAACATTCCGACCGAAAATAAATATCGTCATGGCTTCCCGGAAATACGGCATTCCATTCGTTTCCAAGATCATGTCCGCCGGTCTGTCGGAGTGGCAGAAAAAAGGAATCCCGCTTTCCATCGCGGAGGAATACGAGCAGGCGGAGGATAAGGCTGCAAAGCGGAAGGAGCTGAAAGAGCGTTACCCGAACTGCGAGAGCGTGATTAATTTTCTGTGCTGCTGTAATTCCGCAGGTGAGCCGCGACCGAACATTCAGCTGGTCATCAATTCGTCGAAGTACATGCGGAATTTCATCGGCGAGTGCCCGCCGGATTTTAAGATCAGCGCGAAATGCTGCGATTATTGCAAAAAACAGGTCGCGCACAGCGTCCAGAAGGACTACGACATGATAATCACCGGCGAGCGGCGGGACGAGGGCGGTATGCGGTCGGTTCCGCGCAAGGACAACACATCCCTCTGTTTCACCGAAACCAGCAGTGGGCAGTACCGCCTCAGACCTCTATACTACGTCACCGACGCGGATAAGGCGTGGTACAAGGACTACTACGGCATTCGGTATTCCGATGCCTACGAAGTCTACGGTCTGACCCGTACAGGCTGCTGTGGCTGCCCGATATCTTACAAGGCGGTGGATGATTTGGAAAAAATTCGTCCCTATGAGCCGAATGTCGTCAAAGCCGCATGGAACATTTTCGGAAAGAGCTATGCGTACCGGGAGAAGTACAACGCATACAAAAAGCAGCGGATGGAGAATGAACGAAAGAAATCCGCCTGCCCGCAGTTGATTGAACAGATGATGTTGGAGGTTTGACAAATGAAACATAAATCAGAATCGCTGTTTGGATTTATCGCATATTTCGTTGTGTTCGGCGGAGCGGCGGCGGCGCTGATCGGCGCGGACAGTCCCGAGTTCGGGAATATCTGCCGCATGATTCTCGGCGCGGAGTGCGCTGTCGGTATTATCATTCTGCTGTGCGTGCTGGCGTATTTTTCGCCGAACAAACCGGTCAGACGGTGCAAATATAATACGGCATATGTAAGCCGAGAGCGGATAAACAACAGGGACGGACGGTGTCTCGGGTATGTGTCGCCAGATGCGATTCGCCGTGCGGCGAGAGGTGAGAGGAAATGAAAATCTACAGACTGAAATTCAGACTGACGAATCACCGCGATGCGCGTCCGTTTGAGACGATCGTAAGGGCAAATAACAGCGACGACATACAGGGCATAAAAGAGGAACGCGCGATGTATTTTGAGAAGTTGTTCGACACACCGGTGAAATGTGTGAAGGCGGAGGAGGTATCCGAATGAACGTATACAAAAGCTACATCGAACGGCGGCGAAAAGCCGAAACAGACCGCATTATCGAACAGCACGCGGACGAATATATCGAGCACATGGATCTATGCATTCTGATGGTGCTGCACGATGAATTTGGATTCGGCGCGGCGCGATTGGAGAGATTCTACCGCGCGATTGAGCCGAAATTTGCGGAATACAAAAATCGCTACACGGTAAAAAGCGACAGAACATCATTCAACGGACGCGACGGCGACGAGCGCAACGACACGTGGGTGCTCAAACGTGACCTTCGCGCGATAGGATTCGATTACGACGCGATCGTTGAGAAAATATGCAAAGGAGAATAAAAATGTCGAATTTCAATTTTAACAAAATCATCATCGGGGGACGTCTCACAGCGGACCCGGAACTCAAAACTACTCCGTCCGGCGTGACGGTTACATCGTTTACGGTTGCCGTGAACAGGCGTTTCGGCGGCAAAAACGGTGAAGAAGCTCAGGCGGATTTCTTCACCGTCACGGCATGGCGCGCTACAGCGGAATTCATTACGCGATATTTCCGTAAAGCAAGCTCTATTTGTATTGTCGGTTCTCTCCGGAACAGATCGTGGACTGACCGAGACGGACAAAAACGTTTCGCGACCGAGATAGTGGCGGACGAGGCATATTTCGTTGATGCGAGGGACGAATCGCCGATTAATGTAAACACCTCAGACGCTCAGCCGGCGTACATACCGGAGCAGTACACGCAAGGCGCGCCTACGCTTGAGGAGATTGACGACGGGGAGCTGCCGTTTTAGGAGGTTGCAATGACCGAGATTAATACACAGCGACATATCGAATCGATGCGCCGCGAGTTCCCCGACATTCCGTGCGCGCACTGTAAAGGGGAGATCACTAAAATGTGTCAGCGCTACAAAACATGCATTCGGTATCGTGCATGGTTCGATGATATATGGCGGGAGCTACAGGAGAAATTCGGCGTGACGGACGAGGGAATAAAATACGGATCCGGAAAGGGCAGGTAAAATGAAAAGCGAAATCGATACAAATCAGATAGCAGACAGCGGAAACCGCCGCGAGTTTGAGACCGGCGCGGTCCGCGATATCTGCGAGGGGAAGGGGCGGTGTGATCTCCTCCCGCTCGACGTGATCGGTGATATCTATGAGCGGATGATTCCGGAGGAGCTCGATATCTGTAATATTTTCGCGCAGATCGAACGATTCCGCGAGGACGGCGATACATATCACCTCGTATGTGCCCTCGCATCGTTTATCGATTATAAAAATTACAGAGGATGGTCCGATATGTTCCTCGAACTGGCTGAACATTTCGAGGCGGGCGCAAAAAAATACGGCGAAAACAACTGGCGGCGCGGGATTCCGGTGCATTGTTACATAGATTCAGCGGTGCGGCATTTTCTGAAATTTTTGCGCGGAGACTCGGACGAGCGGCATGATCGAGCATTTTGCTGGAATTTGATATGCTGCATTTGGACTATGCGCCATGTGCCGGAGACGGACGATTTTTGCAGTTACGGAGAAAGAAAGGGCGGTGACGGGAATGGCTGAGTACATAGAGCGGGATGAAGCAATAGCTGCACTTACTGAATTTTTGGATGATCAAACGGTCAGCAAGTATGTATCGGTCGAGAATTGCCTGGTGGCAAGAGGCGCAATAGAGAGAACCATAAAAGTGATTGAGAGCTTACCAGCCGCCGATATTGAGCCGGTGAAACGTGGCAGATGGGAAAAGAATGTCCGTGGCGATTATTCGACCGTTTGTTCTGAATGCGGGTACGGATTTCCTACGGATGGATATGCATGGATTGAATGCAACCGCAGAAGCGATGAAAGAGAATACTATTTTCAGATAACAGATGTTAAAAACTACTGCCCCAACTGCGGGGCACGGATGGATGAGGAGGCAAAGTGAATGAGAAAAATTGTGGTAATTTTTTTGTGCTCCATCTTGGCGGTGTGTCTTTCCTCTTGTATATTTAACGCATCTTCCACTGACACAAACGGAAACGATGGAAGAATGAAGCTGATCTTTAACGACGGCTTTGCAGTTATCTATGTTGACATGGAAACTGGAGTTCAGTATTTTTCTCGTGCGAATTGCGGAACCTGTGTTATGGTCGACGAAAACGGAGATCCTATTATTTATGGCCATGATGAGGTGAACGCATGAACGTTAGGGAAAAGCTGGTGGAGTTGATTGATGAAACATTAGAACTTTATCCGTCGGAACGAGAAGAACTTGCTGATGGCTTAATCGCCCACGGCGTAACGGTGCAGGAGTGGATTTCGGTTAAGGATAGGCTGCCGGAAAACGATTATGGCAAGCATTGGAAAAAACGGAAATATTACCTTGTGCGACTTAAACCAAGCGGATTGATGTGTGTTGCACGTTATGGTTACAAAGAATATGGTTGGTGGATTGATGGACACGATTGTGTGTTGTCTGCTACAAATTTCAAGGAAGTCACTCATTGGATGGAACTTACAAATATACCCCAGCCGCCGAAGGGAGAATGATTATGGCTATTACTGTCAGCCGATTCCAGAGGTTATTTCGAAATTAAAGGAAGCAAAGGAAGATGAAAGTATTAAGCCTATTTGACGGCATGGCTTGCGGTATGATTGCAATGCAACTTGCCGGCATGGAAGTTGAAAGTTACGATGCCTATGAAATTGATAAGTACGCAATCAAAACCGCACAGCACAACTTTCCGATGATTAAAGAACACGGAAATGTGTTCGATGCGGACTTCACGCAATATGAGGGCGTGGACTTCTTGATAGGCGGTTCTCCTTGCACCTATTGGAGCATTGCTCAGACGAAGAACAGAGAAACTGTTGCGAGCGGCATGGGCTGGGAACTGTTCAGCCGGTATGTACGAGCTTTGCATGAAGCGAAACCGAAGTATTTTATATACGAAAATAATAAGTCCATGAGCAAGGCTATTCGCGCAAGTATTGATAAAGCATTCGGCTTTGAAGCTGTGCTGATAAACTCTGCACTTGTTTCCGCACAGAACAGACAGCGGCTATATTGGGTTGGCAAACGGAACGAAGATGGTACATACTCCAAAGTCAATGTCGAACAGCCTGCCGACAGGGGGATACTGCTCAAGGATGTGCTTGATAGTGCGGTTGCGATGGACTTGACTTGCAATGACAAGTCATACACTTTGACCGCATCATACGATGGTGCTTGTGCGTGGAATACGATTGAGCGTCATCAGCGGAATATGGTCGCCGAGCCACTTGTAGCAACCAAGAACGGAGAATCTTTTGCCATTACTGCAAACTATGTGCATATACAAGACTACCCAAATGATTATGCCGCTCACACGATTGAAAAGTCTGTTAAGCCTTTGGTTGCCGAGCGCATTCCGCCTTACGGCACGGACAAGAGCAGGCCCGTTCAGTATGTCGGCTATGCCATAGAATTTGACGATGACGGCAAGCCGATTAAAGCCATCGGGAAAGACGGAAAAAAGATTGTCATCTACGAAATTTGCGACGGAAAGATAACCATCAAGGGGAAACAATATCCAATCAAGCTGAAAGACGGCTACTACATCATACGCAAGCTGACTGTTCGTGAATGTATGCGGTTACAGACCGTTCCGGAATGGTATGAATTTCCAGTGAGTAATACTCAGGCTTATAAGATGCTTGGCAACGGATGGACAGTTGATGTGATTGCTCATATTTTAAGAGGTTTGAAGGAGGCATATCAATGGATGTTATGGAAAAGCTGATTGATTTGATTGTAGATTCAAAGCGGACTGACCCAGAAACTGGCAGATTTACTGATTATCTTGCAGACTATCTTGTTTTAAGCGGCGTGACGGTGCAGGAGTGGATTTCGGTTGATGAGCGACTGCCGGAAAATGAAGTCGATGTCCTTATCTGCGCTCAAAGGCGCTATTACAAAGGCGGTACAATTCCTGTGGTTTCAATTGCATTCCACACAGACGGAAAGATGAAAACAGAAGAAAGTGGATATAACTGGGATCTTGGTAATGTGGACATGGAGTATGACGAGGAAGCAGACGCATACATCGTGCCTGAAGGCTGGTGGGAATCCGTAAGATACGGCGAAGAGTTTTCCGCTGTAGACGATTTTGTCACCCATTGGCAACCGATGCCACAGCCGCCGAAAGGAGGTGAATGAGAGTATGCTTCGGTTATATGTGAAAGATAATACAAGCGGTCAGGTACACGAATACGGTACTAACCAACACGACGCCTTGATATTGCAGGATGATGGGTCGTTACACTATGAGAATATGCAATGTTGTGCCGGAACGATGTTTCCCGAGGATGGTTACAGCTTTTGTAATGAAGATGGGACGATTCCAAAATGGGATGAAAAATATGAGGCTGAGCCATATATAGATATTGGCGGTGAGCATTATAATAAGCCAACTACCAACGCAGACAGAATCAGGGCTATGAGTGATGAGGAGTTGGCGGATGTACTTCGTGAATTTGCAACAAAACCCATGCAAGGAAGTTTTTTGAAATGGCTCCAACAGCCGCCGAAAGGAGAATGATTATGGCTGTTACAGCAGCCGATGCCAGAGGTTATTTCGAAATTAAAGGAGGCGGAAAAATGAAAGAAATCACTCAGGTTATGACGATTGAAGTGACATACATAGAACGAATAAAAGATGATCAGATGTTTGATGATCTCGAACAGGCGAAGGAAAGTGTGAGGGAATACATTAAATCTATGTTTGCGGATTGCGACGATGTTCGTACAGATGTGAAGTTTTTCGTGAGGGATTTGGACGATGGGCGTTGTTAATAATGTTAAAGTTTTCGGTTTGGAGGACAGTATTAGAGCGTCTAAATATCCTATGTCACCTGATATAAACATTTGCAATGAGAATATCACAAATACGGTGAAAAAAATAGGAAGTTGCGAAGTAGGGAGCGGACACGATCAATTTTTAACTGGAATAATCGTTCAATTTGATTTGACATTCAGTGTAAAAGCGTGGACAGAAGCCGAAAGATACCATTTTTTTGATTTTGTTTCGTCGCAATCCACTATGCATAGTATTACTAAATTTGATTTAGATGTGGTATATACACCTGTCATTCTGCGGTTGCGGAAGATTAAACTTTATAAATAACGCAAACGGAAATAATGGTTATCTATATGAGGGAGAATTCCAGACAGCATGGGAAGAATTCATACGGCGGGAACGGAACGCCCCACATACTTGAGAATTCCAGACAGCATGGGAAGAATTCATCGAAATTATCAAATGCTATCATCCTGTTCAGTACGATGATATAAACAACGAATACTTCTTCACCGTACCTGACGGATATAGGCTGTTCTGTGACTTCCCTGAAATTCTGGAAAAAACAAAAGACAAGTTTAAGAAGCTGAATGAAACTCGTGAGATTGCAGAATTAAAGGAAAAACTAAGAAAATTGGAGGAACACAATGCCTGATTGCAAAGAAACACAATGCACACACTGTATACACAGTAGCGTTTGTAAATTAACCGAAGACTATTTACGTATAAACGAAGCATTAAATCGTCTTACAATCAATAAAAGTGAGCGAGGAGATAGAGATGAACCTAGAATCAGATTAACACCGATCGTAAATTTTGATTTCGCGGAAGTAACCGTATCATGCAAATATTATGAGAGAAAGAACAATACAACGCTGAGAGGGACTATAACAAGCAACTAAGGAGAATAAACGATGATAAAAATACCAAAATACGAACGGATAATCGCGCTCGGAAGAGAAAAAGCCGTTGACGCGATAAAGGATACAGACACGGTGATGTATCGTCACGGAGTGTGGAATGAATACTACGAAACCACAAAAGAAAATGCAATAAAAAGCATTGAAAACAGCGGGTACGGTGCTGATGTATACAGAGACGCTGACGGTGTGTTATATGTCAGCGTACCGTGCGAGAGAGATATGTGGTGATTGTTATGAGATTTGCGAGAAAACTAAAACGCAAACGCGAAGGAAAAAATAAAATAAGATGCTGCGGACAGCAAATGACGTATAAATACGGATGTGGCTATGTGTGCGAAATATGCGGAAAGGTGAAAGAGGTAAGCCTCAATGCTGATAGAGAAATGTAAAATATGCGGATCAATTGCAATAGCGATAAATAAAGATGTATGCAGTGAACACGGCTATTTCGTATATTGTATGGATTGCCACACTCGCACCCAAACAAAGCTAACAAAACACGGCGCGTGGAAAGCGTGGAACAGATATATGCGTACTGTGAATTGCGGAAATTGCATTAAATGGGGAACTAACAAATGCCCTAACTCAGCACTATGTTACGATTCTGTATATAAACCGTATTTTGAAAGAAAGGAGAAAAAATAGAAAAAATTATGCTTGTTAAGGAATCGAGAGATAATTATTGGATGTTGAATTGGTTAGATGAATTTATGATCGGACACAAAGGATTTATTTGTGGTGGCTGTTTCAAGAATATCTTCAACGGCGAAAAGGTCAAAGACTTAGATATCTTCTTTCAAAGCAAATCAGACTTTGAGGACGCAGTTAAATATTATGATAGTAAAACTGTTGGATATTGGATGGATGATGAAAATAACAAAGTCGGCGAAGATGAAGCGGAATATAGGTTTCTGTATGAGAACAAGAATGTAAAAGCGTATGTCCATAAAAAGTCAGGCGTTAGGATTGAATTATGCAGTAAGATTTTTGGGACAGCTGAAGATATTCTGAATCAGTTTGATTTTACGATTACTAAGTTTGCTTATTATAAAGAAGAAATCGAAGATGAAACTGGTACGGAAGTGCAAATTTCATTTGATGATGAATTTGATAAAATTAATAATGCCATTAGTACGCATATCGAATACAAAATTTTAGTACACGATAAATTCTTTGAACACCTACATATGAAAAGATTGGTTACTGATGATAAGATACCGTTCCCGATGAGTACATTTGAGAGAGCGTTTAGATATGCTAAGTATGGATATTTCCCTTGCAAAGAAACAAAAATGAAGATAGCAAGAGCAATTAAAGAATTGTCAGATGAACAGTTAGAATTATCCGAAAGTCTATATGATGGAATGGACTAAAACATAAAAGAAGATTTTTGAGAGGTAACAAACGAGATGAGAAGCGATGAACTTTTATACAAACTACGCGAAATAATGCCTGAACTTGGTGAAAACGAAGTTGCAGACGAGATGTACAAAATCGTATTTGAGTACGCAGAGCAGGATATTGCAGAATACGAAATCACGGAAGTATGTCCACATTGCGAAAGCGAAATAACAATGCAATGGAACGTTGAAGAATCAGGATACAAGGCATACTGCCCCGTTTGCGGTAAACGCCTTATGTTGTGTTCCGCTTGCCATGACGATGGGTATGCGTGCGACTACGAGACGGAAACGGATTCGTGCAGATTCAACGATCTCGTTCGGAGCATTGACGACGGGCGGGAATAGCGGGAGTGAAAATGTGACAGGGAGGAGGCGATGCCTGATTGACGAAAAAGACCCTATCGAGATACAGGACTCTGAGAAACCGGCACCTTAAATATGGGATCGGGAAGATTAGGGATCTCGAAGAATACTATTCTCTCGAATGTGAGATAAGAGCATACATAAACACGCTTGGTGATCTTAAAGCAAAAATCATGAAAATGTACTATCTCGACGGGATAACGTGTCTCAGCATTGGACGAAAGATAGGTTACTCCGAGGGACATGTGCGGAGAATCAAGCATAGTGTTATTGTTAAACTCGAGAGAGAATAAAGAAAAAGCGGGGATTATCAGTCCTCGCTTTTTGCTTTTAATTATACTTTTGATTGAACTTAATCTCTTCCCACCTATCGCGCATCTGCTTTGCAACCTCATTTTTAGTAGATTTCATCGCTTCAGCCATTTCTTCATCGCTGTATCCGGATTCGAGAATATCCGTATACCATGAGTTCAATATAATCTGGGATTCAGTATAGTATTGCAGCATTTCGTCAAATGATAAATCAAATTTTTCTTTGTAGCCATTCGATTGATAGGTTACAGTGTCCGGTATAACAACGTAAGGCGCAATATCACTGATCACCGCACCAGTCGTCTCCGCTATGTCCATGACCGCCTTGTCAAGTTCTGTTGTGGGATTGTCGTTGACAGCCTTGAGGAAATCATTCATGCTTGACTTCATGCTTCTGCTTAAATTCTTGTTTCCTTCGGCTTTCATAAATTTGTTGAGAGAACTGTAGGTGCTTGCGATTTTGGCGTATTTATAGGAGCCGTAAACGTCGGACGAAGAATATTTTTCGTTTTCTCCGAAGGTTGCCTTGTATGAAGCCGCACCGGTGTCGTATTTTTCTTTCCGGTCATAGAAAATGTTAGCTTCGTCGGTTGAATATACACTGTCAACAGAGAATTTGTTGAGGAATCCGAGATTTACTTTTCCGTCGTTCCTCAGAAGATTTGTTATGAGCTGTCCAACGTAACCGGTGTTGTCGGTGAGAATGTAGTCGAGCTTCATCGGAGACACGTTCAGAAGTCCTCCGAGAGCCGTCGACGCCTTTGACGTGCTGCCGCTGTACTGTAAAGCAGGAGCGAGATTCTGATAAGCCTGCGGAACTATAGGCGCACCGGTAAATGTCTCGTTCTTTGCAAGGTCGAGAGCGGTTCCGAAAATCATCGCTTCCGTAGGCGGACAGAGAGAATCGAGTACATAACCGCCGAGGCCGTACAGAGCATTTACATCTCCGAGAGCATAACATTCTACCATTCTTTGAATTACCGTCGCCGGAACAGTCATGTCTTTAGGCTTTGCAATTCTGAAGAATTTGCCGTCACCGGTATAATAACACCAGTATGCGTTTTTGTTATAGTTTGATAAGGTCTCGTATGCTTCGTCAACCTCGTCTTCATCTTCGCCAAACAAATACGGGGAAATAAACTGCCATGTAAGATTCATCAAAGCCATAACAGCATTAAGTCCGACGAATTTCGTCCACCTTGAGGCTAATTCTTTTTTGCTTCCCTTCGTCAGAACGTCAAATAAGTGGTACATGGAGTTTACGGAAGCGCGGAAATAGGGAATAAACTTGTCGATTTCCTTTACAATCTTACCGCCCCGCGCAAAGTTTACGGATATCTCCTGCGACATACGGACAGCCTCAAGCGCGTCAATGCCCAGTTTGCGGGCTCTTTCAAATTCAGCAAGTCGTGTCGCAACCTCTCCTGCGTCAACAAGATCGGATATAATTCCGCCGATTTTGTTTGTTACTGCTTTCAGATTGTTCGTCGTTTTAATAACTTCGTTTTTGGAACGCTTGAGTCTGGATACATCGTAGCTGATAGCGTCAGAATATCCGCCTCCGAGACTTATGTATTCCTTGTATGAATCGGATTTCTTCAAGGCGCCGATGAAAGATTTTGTAAAGTCCGCCGTGTATTTGAAGGGGTTGTTTGTGGTCGAAGAGCTGACATATCCGCTCTGCAAATCTCGCTGCACGTTTGTAACGGCAAATATTGGATTGGAGCCGGTTGTCAGCACCTTGAATTCAGCCGTAGCACCGCCGAGAGCTTTTACTATCATGTTCATCGAAGCATCGTCAAGCGCAGTCAGACAATCAAGCAAATCCTTGTCGTGTATCTCATAATACGTAGGTTTACCTTCTCGCATAACGGATACAATGTTTTTGCCCTGCTTCGGAGCTGTTTTCCATTCGCCGACATAACCTCCGATAGCACCGAGAACGTCGTCAATAATTTCCTCGGCTTCCATAGGTTTTAAACGATTGATCTTTTCCGTTCCGAAATTTTTTAATCTTTCTGTTATAGCTTCGGTCGAAACAGTAGTGTATACCTTTGAAGCCGGCACTTTTTCGGCAGCCCACCCAAAATCCTCGTTTGAATCAATGTAATCAGTAAATTCGCTCATTACTTTGTTTCTCATGCAGGCTTTTGTTATCTGCTCGGTGTGAAGCATAAGGTTCTCGATTGGAGAATATATGTCTCTGCCGGAACCCTTGAACTTCATAATGGGTGCTTTCTGGTCTGCATACCCGCGCTTAACCTTGCCGTCCCTTGTGACAACAGTTTCCATGACTCTGTTCAGAGGAACATGGTGCGGATATTTTTCAATCAGTTTGTTCATTAAATCTTCAGATATCAGTCCGGATTGAACGCTGACATAGAGTAAATTCCGCCCATATCCGTATATTTCCTCAGCCGCATCGTGGAATGTGGGATTACTGCGTTCGTATTCTTCAATGCGCGACATTATACTGTCCTTATCCTGAAGCTCCGCGTCTCCGTAAACCATGGTCGGAGCGTTTTCACCGGGCTTTGCTTTTTCGGCCGCAATAATCTGATCAAGAGCGCGGCAGGCAACGAGATATTTATCAAATTCAAGCCGGTTCATGTCGTTGATGCTGCCGTCAGACAGTATGGCGTGAAGCGACTTTCCTATTACCTTGCCGTTGTTGTCTCTGAACATATACGAAAGCCGTCCGGCAACAACAGAAGCACAGTTCTTTTCAAGCATAGCCAAATCATACGCTTTGCCGAAGTTCTTCAGGTCGGCGAGGTCGTCAATGAATAAATAAGTGAATTTCCGCGAAAGCGTTCCCATATACGCCGAGGGATTCTGCTTGAGTGCGTCCAGCTGCATCTGAGCGCGGCTTCTTACGCTTCCGTCGTCAGTTCTGGTGTGAATCTGCGCATCGGCTCGTCTTTCAAGGTCAGCCGCGAAATAAGCGTTTGTCATTCCGGCATAATCATAAAGCTTTCTTAAATCCCTGTCGCTAAGATTGTCGTAAAGCCATTTTGTAAACTTTTTGAATTTCTGCTCGGTTTTTCCCTTGTCCTTGAAGTATGAAGCAAAATATTCCGCAATGGATTCGGCAGGAATTAAAGAATCGGTATAACCTGCGTCTTTTAAGTCTGACTTGAAATAACTTGTAAGCTCACTAAGCGCCGGACTGCTTCTGAGATTGTACTTTTTGTCGAACCAGTGACCCAGCTCGTGAGAGATAGTAGGAATGTCTCCGTATACTCTTGTGCGGATGGTGCCGGCATGAGTTTTGAATATGCCCGAAGCTCCCCGTTTGCCGACTTTTCCGGTGTTAATCTCAACTCCGAATATGTTTTTAGCCTGTCTTGTGAGTTCGGATATCGACATAACCTGAGAATCGCGTCCTCCGCCGCCCCATTTTCCACGGCTTGTACCGAGTGAATAGTATGCTCCGCCGTCGTCAGAATCCAGACTTCTTACACCACCAAGATCTCCGAGCATTTTTTCAAGTATCGCAACACCCTTGTCTCCCGTTGGGATAAAATATCTCTTTGAATAATTGATAGTTTCGCTGAAAATACCGTCATACTTCGCCGGCAGTAAAAATGTGTTGCTTCCGCTGACTTCAAGACGGTTTTCACCGGATACGCGCCGCTTCGATATTGTAAGAGTGCCGCCGTTCGTTCCTTTCATAGTCGCGGTTTTGCCGTTTTTCATGATTTCATCGTACACCTGAGATCCGGTATATTTCTGCTTGACCGCATTAACCCCAAGTCCGCGCAGGGTGGAATCAATCATGTCCCTGTTGATTATTCGCCCGAGATAGCTTGTTCCGTCCTCCGTAGTAATTCGCTGCGCCCTGATTCCGGTTTCGGGAAGTCTGTCCCAAATAGGAAGAAGCGCGCCGGTTATCATGTGAATGTCGTTTTCGTTATATGCGGGCACGCTCTTTACTTCATCTTCCCATGCACTGTTCCATTGTTCTTTCGGGATCGCTTCGGCTTTGGCGTTGAGCGTAGATTCAATATACCTGCTTTGCTTTGAAACATTTGGAGAGACGAGCAGATAATACTTGTTTACACGCCCCAACTCGTCTGTCTTGTCAGCAAGACGGTAAGCCGCCCTGACAGATCCGTCCTGCATACGGTATAAGCCCTTAAAATTGTCGTGGTAGCCTTCAGCGGCTTCAACAGTGTTCAAAACTTCGGGTTTCCTATAAAGTGTAGCCTTAACATAACGAGTCTCTGCGCCTGTTACAGAGTCCGTGTAAACAACATCGTCCTGCTTTATTTCAACCTTGTCAGCCTTTACGTTTTCAAGACCCATGTCAAGAGTGCCGTTTTCTACGGCAGCCTGATAATAACTGTCTCGAATATCTTCAAAAGCTGTAAAAACTTTGTTCTGTTCTTCCACGGGAAGTGCAAGCAAACGGTTCAGGAACTTTGTTATATCGGAAGCTGTGTCCTCGTTAATCTTAAACCTTCCGAATTCATCGTAAAACGCTTTGTCAAGCCCCATTTTTCCAAGTACATCCTGCGCATCAAGACCGGGTATTCTTCCGTTGCCGAGCCTGCGATAAAATTCTCTCAACGCTTGTGACGAAAGCGGAGATTCAAGATTGTCCTTTTCTCCGAATATACCTGATCCTGTCTGCCGCTGACCTTTGGTGAGTGCTCCCAACTGGTCAAGCCTTCTTGCAATAGAGGTGACAAACCGTTTGTGACCCATTACATCGGTAGAAACGAGTACATATTCAGGTGCGTTAGCCTGATTGGAGCGGTGTGTTCTTCCGAATCCCTGTACAGCAGTGTCGGCTTTCCATCCCGGCTGCAATACATAGTGGATTCTTTGCTGCTGATTTTTCGCTCTCAGGTCAGAATGGAAGCTTCGTCCCGTTGAACCGGCATTTGAAAATACAAGTATGCGTTTTTTACCGTCCTGAAAATCCTTTGCTTCCGCTATGTTGGCTTTGGCGGAGTCACGTTTCACATACTGCTTGTGTTCGTTGCCGTTTTCGTCGGTTACAGTCAATACACGTCCGCGTCTGCCGGTAATCTCAGCTACATTGTCGGCACCGAAGTGATTGAGCAGCATGTCGAGCGGTCCTTCGGGAATACTGATTTCGTTCAGCTGCGCTATCAGCTCCTCTTTCATTTTCTGCGCCTGTTTGTTGATAATTGGCTTGCCGCTTGAATCGACCGCAACACGAGAAGCTTTATTTCCGTTTTCGTCGATATATTCTTCATACTGCTCGATAGGAAATGAGTTATCCACATATCCTATAAGCAGCTGGCGAGGAGTCAGGTCGATATCGTCAAGATTGCTTTTACCGCTGCTTTTTGCTTCGCTGACAGCCTCCTCCTGCGCGGATTCGTTGGTGTTTACTAACTGTATTACACATGATTTACCATCCGCAAGCCGTTTTTCTATATCTTTTATAACCGCCGGCATTGACATGGATGTCAAAACCTGATTATAAAACAGCTGCATACTGCCGTAAACCTGACCGCGTCGTTTTTTTACATCAGCAGAGTTGGCAGAATTAGTGATTGACACAGCCTTGTCAAAATTCTGCAGAACAACCTGCCAGCCCTTTGACATTCCGTCGTACATCATACGCTGATCGCTTGTGAGCTTGTGCTGTAGGGTGGAATATTTAACGCCTTCGTATGAGATGCTTCGCGCAAGATAAACGCCCATAGCTTTCATGTCTCTCGCCACAAGCTCCATAGCGGCAATTCCGGCTCTTGCTATTTTGTTGGCAAAATCGGAATTGTTTACAAAGCTTGTGCCTTCACCCCATAACCCAAGACGAGCCGCAAAAGCAAGATTCTGTATGTTTGTAGCACCTGTGGCTGACGCATATACAACCCTCGCGTTCGGCAAATCGCTTTGCAGCTTATTTCCCGAGATAGCTTTTTGAGAGGTTTTGTTGCTTCCCCGCGCTCCTTTTATAGGAATGAGATTTCCCATGTTGTGGGCTTCGTCGTATACAATAACGCCGTCGTAATCTTTGCCGAACCAGTCAGCTATAATTTCTTCAACATCGCGGTTTCTTGTTTTGCCTTTTTTCCCTGCAAGAGAAGAATACGGAATAAACAGTATTCCTTTATCAGGCAGACCTTTTTTCTGAACTTTTTCCCAGTCAACTATATCGTTTGCGTCGCCGCCAAGGTCTTTCCAGTCGCGCCGTGCATCCTCTGAAAGGTTTTTGTTTTCAGATACCCATATAGCTTTTTTGCGTCCGCGATTCCATTCATCCATGATTATTCCGGCAATCTGACGTCCTTTTCCTACACCGGTACCGTCGCCTATGAAATAACCCTTTCTCTCGCCGCTCGGAAGCTTCTGCTCGTGCGCCTGACCTGCATACGATATGTTTTCCAGCTGCGCGTCGGATAAAGCACCGCTGTCGATTAAAGATTGGTCGAGCTTCGGCACATATGTGAGCTTCGGAGAAGACACCGCCGACATGGCAGAAGATTCCACGAGCTTAGCGGGGTGCTTTTTCGCATTTTTTACAGTAAGCGGAACCGTTTTGTAATCCGCATATACACCGTCGTCATTCGCAGAAGCCTTTTTGCCACTTTTTTTCGGCTTGTCTTCTACAGCAGCTCCGGGTATTCCGGACTCAGCCTGAACCACGCCTCCAGACTGTCCATCAGTTCCTGACCCAGATTTCCCAGAGTCCAGTCCCCCGGCTCGCTGGTCTGTATTACTTCCAGTATTTGTTCCTCCCTCCAATCGTCCTCTTCCTCTACTGTCGTCAGAAAGTCGTATATCTCCTTTGGACTGTACTTCGGCTTGTAGTCCGCCGTTTTCCACATCCATTCCAGACCGTCCATTATTTCCTGCGCTGTCTGCATCTGATACTTCCATACCGAATCTGCCTCCGGTATCGCTTCGTCCAGATACTGACACAGAGCCGCCGCCAGTATCAGATCGTGTTCCTCCAGATACTTCTTTGACACCAGTGGTTTCGCCGCCTGAGACAGAGGTGTTTCGTTCAGCTGTCTTATTTCCTTCGTTCGTTCTTGTCCTGTCATTTCTGACTCCTTTCAAAATTTCAGGGATATTTTCCAGATTATCATAATATCCCGTGATAGTCTCGCCTTTCTGAGGTCCGGTTTTGTCTATAACAACAAGCTGTACATCAAACGTCGTGCCGTATTTGCGGTAGTTTTCGCCGTTTATGCCGATGTTCGCCCGAATGTCGTATTCATTTCGCAGCTCGTTCCACCAGTTTTTGAACGTAGCCGAATCATCCGCCATGCCCCTTCCAACAATCGCAACCAGACGTCCGCCGTCCTCAAGCCGCAGAAGTGCCTGTTCTATGTGGGGTATTGCGTTTTTAGTGGTGTTTTTCGTTCTTCCGTTGGCGGAAAACGGAGGATTCATCAGAACAACCGTGGGCTTGACGCTGTCGGGGAGAATATTGTTAATCTGCTCCGCGTTTTCGTTGTAGAAAGCGTCAAAGGGTAGATTTTTGAGCAGTTCAAGACGTCTCTCCGATAACTCGTTTACAGTGACATCAGCTCCGAAAGCCTTTGCAAATGAAGCAAGACCGCCAATTCCGGCAGAAGGCTCAAGTACAGAGTCGTTTCCGTCAATGTTCGCCGCCCAAGCCGCCACATAAGCAATGTTCGGAGGGGTAGAGAACTGCTGCATTGCAACCTGTTCTTCGCTTCTCTTTGTCTGAGTTGGAATTTGAGATAGAATGTCTTCGTTGATTTCTCTGATTGATTCAACCGCGTCCGACGGATTTGAGCTGTTGAAGTCGCTCCGATTTTCTTCAATTAACGAAATAAGTCTCTTGTTTACACCCAGCTCCATAGCATCGGTCATGGATTTTACATCGTATTTTCCTTCCGCCTGAGTTCCGCCGAACGCGCTGTTTGCAGTCTCCTGTAAATCCTTTGTTTCGATTTTTTCGCCATTTGCCAGTTTGTTTTCAACGTAATCGGCTATCTGAATTTCCGGAGATGCAGAATAATCGTCTCCGTCTTTCTGCATTTCAATACCGCTGTCCGGAATGTTTTCGCCTTTGTCAAGCTCCGCTGCCGATTCTGCTTGCGCGACTGCTGTTTCGGTTTTAACCCCCTGTTCGTCAGTATTGGTTTCACCCCGTGCCTTTTTGCCGAGATTATAAAAAATATCCTGCAAGAAATAAGGGAAATCAACCGATTCATTGTCGGCAAGATTTGCATAATTTCCAATCGGCTTAATACCGTTGTATCCTGCGCTGTACAATTTTGAAGCAAAGGACGCAAATTCTGCGGCACGGTCCGAAGTCATGTCGGTAATGTTCACATGCTCGTTAGCCGCCCATTTTTTAAACATTCTCGTGAAAGCGACCTTGTCTGAGGCTTTGATGCCGTCGGGATAAGTAAGTGACGCAATCTTCGGAGCTGTTTTTGTGTCTGCTGTATTTTCATTTGTATCAGCAGTATTCGGTTCAGTAGGAGCATCAGAATCGTTTTTCGGAGAATATCCCTTTAAATCAAGACCGATTTCATCAAGTATATCTCCGGCTTTAGCCATGTTTTCTTCGGGTATAATAAAGCCTTTTGCAAAAGTGCTGTAATAACCGCCGATTTTTTTAATCTGATTTTTTATTTTGGTATATTCCGCGCTGTCAACATGAGAAGGAATTCTCAATACATTAAGTTTTTCGCCGGTTTTAGTGTGCTTTTGAGTTACATATTCGAGATATTGTCTTTCGGGAATAGGTTCGGCAGCCGCATTTGTCTCTTTAACAGCATCAGTATTTCCGTTATCAACTATATCACTGTTTTCGGGAATAGTCAAGTTGTTTTCCGGCAATTCTTCGCGGGCTTTATTGACTTCTTCCTTTTTGTTCCTGAGCGTAGAATCAATCTCTTTTAATACTTCCTCGTTTACTTGGGCTTCGCGGCGTTCTTCAAGGGTCTGAGCGGCGGCAGCTTCTTCTCTCGCAGATGCTATCAAGTCTCGTATAACATCAATCGACGACTTCACAGGGTCTTTGTCTGGCTCAACATTGTCCGCCATAACATCAACAAGCCGCGCGGTATTATCTACAATATCTTCGGCAGGAGACGAAGCAATAGATTCAACAACGTCTGATATATCGTTGTTCTTTTGAATTATATCTGCTCCGTTTTCATCCAAACCGTCTATAATATCGCTTACAGCACCACCGATAAATTCAGCTCTTTCTTTAAGATCGTTGTCATCACCGGCATTTTTTACGGTTTCCCTCATCTGTTCAACTATAAATTCGCCAACAGAATGAAGCACATCGCTTTCTTCGTCAGATGAGATTGAACTTGCCGCTTTCGCAAAGTTATTAACTATGTCTGCATCGCTTTTATACGTTTTGTAATTCGCCGGAATTTGAGATGCACTGAATACACCTCCCATGAGAGAGCCCAGAAGTCCCTCGTATGCAACTTCTCCCCAGTTTACTTTTGCTTCATCGTTATAGGTGATCCTTTCATTAATCGTGGTTACAAGACTTTGAAGAGACTCCTCCACACCTTCCCCGAGCATACTTCCGATATAGCTTACGGCAGTTTTCCCTATAGGAGACGTAGCGAGTTTGGCAAGTGCTCTTTTTGTATATCTGCTGAGTGCACCGTTCGTTAAAGCATCAATACCTCTTTGTAACACACCCTTTCCAATACCGCCTAAACCGACAAGCAAAATGTCGCCAAGACCTTGGTTAACAAACTCACGCGCTGCCATTTTCAGCGCCTGCGAAACATTCGCTCCGTTTTTTCTTGCTTCTGTGTACGAATCAGGCATACTCACAGCACCGAGCGTGACAGCACCGAGAAAAGGATTAACAGCACTCGAAGCAACAGACGGAAGCATATTCATGATTCCCGCATTCAGATCAGCAAGCACTTTTATTGCAGGATTAGATGATTGTTTAGGATATTTTTCTTCAACTTCGGCGAGGGTTTTTGCATTTTTGTCTTCTGAAGCCGCTTTTTCGAACGATTCGGAAACCGCTTTTTTAACTGCATCTTTAACTGCAGTAATCGCGCCACCTTTTTTTATTTCAGATTTTAATTCCGAATCACTGATTGTTTCTCCATTTGAAATATTAACCGCAACAGGCTTATTTTTATTGTACAAAGATGGCAGCACAAGTTTATCACCTCCGCCGTCATAATTCTTTAATGCGCTTGCTCCCGACTTTATCGCATTATACGCCGTTTCACCGAGTGTATTCAGATTTTCATTCCATGCGTCAAATGCCTGTGCTCCGCGTGCATTTATATAATTTAATGAATCAATGAAATTGTCAATACCGCTTTTACCTTTTTCGGTTTCTGTCATTGAATCAGCTTTGTTTTTCGCCTCAGTAATCTTAGCTTGTTTAGCAGCTCTTGTATCTGCTTCGGCTTTTTCGGACTGTATATATTCCTCCTCTTTCGGATCATATATTTTCCCACGCCTTTCGGAAGAAAATCTGTCTTCAACCTGCTCTTTTTTCGTACCGAGATTAATACGCGTTTTGCCGGATGACCAATCCTTCTGTACTCCGTTATTCTCGGAGTTCACGTCAGAAACTTGACTTCTTCTATTCAATAATTCCTCATATAACCTGTCATACTCGTTTGAAACATCGTTGAATTCATACTCGCCGCTTGATTTTCTCTTATTTATTCTTTCAATTATTTTCTGTCTTTCATCAGATGTGTTTGAATTTTCGTCAGTTGTATTCCTGCCGAGTCTGTTTAATACATAAGATTTTATATCTGCCATATCACACCTCACTTGTGACTTTTATTTCGTGCTCGCTGTGTTTGTTTTCAGAGCTTGTATAGAAGATCTTATATCCGCTTCTGTATTCTTGTTATAACCCGACTGTTTAGTTTCAAACAGATCAGGATACTTCTTCTCTAAATCTTCTATGTAATTTGTTGTAAACTCAAGATCTCCGGTCGCGCGATAAATATAATCGGACAGTTTATTCCAGTCGGTAATATCCGAATAATCAGGATCGCCCGCTGTAATTCCTCTGTAAATTTCAAGCGCAATTTCATCATTGGTGTATTCTTCATCATCTGTTCCATACTTTGTTGCTAATGTGTATTCTTTATCAAGCTGATCAAGCGCCGCCTGATTGTTCAAATTAGCAAGATTGTACTCCGCCTCGATTTCCTTGATAAGGCGATTCCATTCAGCATCATTGTTTGCCGCATTGATAAGTGTCTCCGCGTCAATATCGTATCTGTTGGTCGAATCTTCAAGTTCCGCTATATACTGATTTGCCTTTCTCTCAGCCTCACTGTCATACATTCCGGCGGCAGTATTCAGCGCATTCTGTCTTTCATCCGAATCTGTTGCATAGTAATTCGCACCCGTCGCGAGATTCTGCGCGTTTATCGTTCCCATGTCAGTAAGATTTCCACTCATCGCATTGTAAAGCGTCATCCAGTTGTCCTGATTCTGCTGTGCCGCCGCAAGCGCAGCCTGATGTCCCGCGTTTGTAAATGAAAGTTGCTGTCGGTTTGCATTAGCCGCTGCATATGAGTCAATATTTCCTGCGTTAGACGATGCTCCGCTTGCAAGTTCCCCCTTTGCGGCGTCGTCTCCGAGAAGCTTGTACGATTCCATGATGGACGAATAATAAGGCTGTGCCGTATAATCGAAATTGTTCAGATAATCAAGCTGATTCTTGCCGGTATTGTAGTGATCAATGTTGAGTCCGCTTATAACATTGCCTTTGTCGTCATACTCCAATGAACCGTTCAGGAGCTTATCTGTACCCTTGAATGATTCAAGTATATCTCCTACAGCGTCTGATGTAGCAGGCGTTTTCTCTCCCGTACCGATTCCGGCGAGATTGTTGTAAAAATTGTCAACATTGAATTCCTTGTCAGGTTTGTACCGTGCGAGAATATCAAGAGACCCGATGTAATCGTTAGCCGACAGCTCGTCTGCAACATCAGAATAACCGTTTGCTATCAAATCATTATAGTATTGCTTTGCCTCTGTTTTATACTGTTCGTAATCTTCGCCAAGTTCTTTCGCTGTGTGATATTTTCCCTTGAGGTCGCTGATTGATTTGACCGAATTGTAGGGATTGTATGTGCTTGCCATATTTTTTTACCTCCGTATTAGAGAATTTTTTTGTATGTTTTTATATTACTATTATATCGGTAAGAAAACGCGCATCTTTCATGTATTTATATTTGATAAACGATTCAAATACACTAAATAATGTCAATAAAGCAATAAAGCAAGGATTTCACACCCTTGCTTTCTTGCTTTTTTTTCTGAGATATCACACCGCTGATTCGTCTTCGTCTTTTTCGGTTTTCCCGCTTTCGATATTTGCGGGGAGCACGACAGGCACGGATGCAGCAGCGTCGATTTTTGCCTCTCCGAATATGTAAGCAACAATTGAGATGATTGATCCGACCACTCCCGCGATCTGAGTCCATTCGGATTCGTCAAGCCCGAATGCAGCGGCAAGCCCGACAACTACCCCCACAAGTGCCGCCCATAGCTTGCGAGATTTGAATTTTTCAATGATTGTGCGTTTTGTGTTCATGTTGAACCTCCTTTGAAATTGTTGTTAAAATTATTTCAAACTTATGTCGAATAAATGTCTACATAAAATGTTTGATTTTCCATATCGCGTGAGAATTGAAATAATCAACGATGATATTTTTTTTTCAATAAAATTTTCCGTACCAATGATATCTCCTTTAATTTTAATCCAAAATAGTTTCTTTAACTTCTTCGGCTGTCTCTTCACACTTCGCCGTGACCTCACCGTAATACCGCCCCGTCTCAACCTCGCTTTTCTTGAGGAATAAGTTCGGTATGATATACGCCGGGAGTCCCGCCGTTATCGGAGCAGCGAGATAGATATACAGCGCGTCCATGCTCGCAGTCTCGGGAGAGACCGCAAGCCGGATAAACTCATATATACTACCGATAAACGCGCCGAATACCCAAACCGCCATAACACAGGTGAGAATCTGCTTCGTGTATTGCTTCAGCCGCGCAAATGTATTTTTTATTTTAATCATACTAATATAATGTTGTTGATGCACCTGTTTCCGCTTGTTCCGGTGTAGGAAGAATCTCGTCTGATTGCCCACGAGCCTCCGCCGTCGAGAGTTATCACATCGTCAAAACCCTCGCTTTTCAATTTCTTCCAGATTTCCATTCCGTAAATGTAATTTTTGCTTGTTGTTTTGCCTGAAATAAGCCATATTTCACCTTCGCGAACACCGAGCCAGCTGCGCCATGTTGCATACATACAGCTGTCGTCCCATCCCTGCGCCTTGACGTAGTTGTAGTAATCCACGTCGTCACCGTTGCGGACCGTCGGAACGCCCGATATCGCGTATTTCGCAGTTAACGGAACCTCGCTCACATCAGCTATGTACGGCTTTCCGGAGGAGGGAACTATCAGCGTAGAAACTTTCCTGCCCTTGAATTGGCTTGACTGGTTGTCCGCGCAGTTTATTCTCAGCTTTCCGCCTGAAATGTGCGGGCTTATGTACTTCCGAGCCGCTGCAGGAACGTCTGAGGCAGAGCAGTCGCACACAAGATTACCGACAGGCAAAGTGAATTTTTCGCCCGCAGATGAGCTGTAAGCCGCCCAGAATCCGCCTGTTGACGCATTGTTCGGTATCTGCTTCTTCGGCTTGTCCCAGTATTTGATTGTGAAATTATCTATTCGCTCAAATCTGAGACCGTTTGCAGTATAGCTCGATTTATTTGACGAACCGGCAGACGCATTGACTTCATATGTTCCGACAGCATTATTAATTCCGAGAAACGGAGCAGGGTTTATTGATACATTATTTTGTCGCACCTCAAAGTGGCAGTGGGATCCGAACGAGTACCCCGTGTTGCCTTCGATTCCGATCACGTCTCCGGCTTTTATACGCTGACCGGCGGAAACAAGACGCTTGCTCATGTGACAATAATAGTATTTTCGTCCGTCGTCACCGTCGACACGAACATAATTTCCCCATTCCCACGTCGGATTGTTTTTGTCTGTTATAATCATAGAAGCGCCTACAGTTCCGCCGGCAACCGCGCAAATGTGCTTGTCCGTCAGACCGACTACATCAATCCCTTTGTGATTGTCGACCTTTCCGTTCAAATTTCTTGAACCAAACGGTGACGTCACCTTGAATTTGCCGTTATAAATCATCTTCACTCGCCTTCTTCCGGTGGAATTTCCGGCATATCAATGATTTTTTCGTAGAGCGACGTCGCAACATCGTTTCCGCCGAGATCGTGATACGCCGAATACATCCGCTTCAGCGATTCTTTCGCGTAAATAGGGCAGTAGTGCCTGTGCTGATACTCATTGTAATTCGCAATAATCTCCGCGCGGAGTAAACATTGTACGCCGATCTCAAGTGCGCGGTCTTTCCGCTTGCGCATTTTTATGTATGTCATACAGCACCCGAGCACCCCGCCGCAGATTACAGGGATTCCCCACGAAATTATCTCATCCAAAATTTTCATGTCATTTTCTCCTTTATTCAGTTGTTTCAACGTAAATTCCGACTAATTCGCTCAGCGAGTTGTATACGGGATTTCCTGTATCTCGGTTGCAGAGATAGATCATGCCGTCCTGTACGTAGTATTTGCCGTTCTCAAGTGCCATGTTTCCGTCATATGGAATCGGATCGTCAATCGTTCCCGCGTGTACTGCGTCGATTCTCTCATACAGCGATTCCGTCCCGCTTCCCGGGATCCAATCGCTTTGAAATGTCGGATTAGCGTTCTTACACTTGTATAGTTTTCCGTTGTGAGAGAATCTATAGCCTGAGTCAGATTCAACCGAACCAAGTTCCACACATTCTTCCCAAGTAGGGAACAGCGAGATAACACATAACGCGGTCTCATCGTCGAGTTTCGGAAGAATCGTTCCCACCGCGCCCTTGTATTCCTCATGCTCCGCTTTCATGGTAGTCAGTTCGCTCTCAAGCGCATTTCGCTCTTCCTCTGCCGTTGTAATTTTGCCGACAGTCACGGCGATTTCTCCGAGAGTGTTGTACCCCTCGTGAGTAGTGCCGTTTACCGCGATTTCGCCCGATGTAAGAGCGGTTAAATCGTCGGCAGATATTTCACCTCCGAACACAAACTTGAGCGCGGGATAGCTTTTCCCACCCTTACGGATAGTTGTTGACACCACGGACGATACCGCGATATCGCGTGAATTTGTTTTGATTATCATAATTTACCTCGTTATGAAATTACGTTCATGCTATCGTCAACACGTGTCTTAGACGGCATTATTAAAGCAGGACGGACACCAAGAGAATTGGAGATGGTGGTGCTTATGAGTGAACCTGATGTGTTGACGCGATAACTTGTATTTCTTCTTTTTGTCGGTGACCGTAGCCACCAGTCTTTCGTATTTCCGTTGAGTGTAGCAATTAGTTTATTAGTGTCCGCGCCGTCGAAATAGTTTAGCAAAACACCCTCAACATTTGCAGCTGACGCTGTTAATCCGAGTTCTGCAACTGATAACAAGAATACTTGTGTCGACAACCCGTTTTCGCCTGTAACTAAAGTGCCATCCGTACCCGTACCGTTTGTATATGGTATTTTTACGGTTTTTACCACGCTTTTGATATCCGAATCGAGCAAATTAATAAACGTGCCGTTAAGATATGCATGAACATCAGAGTTTGCGTAATCGTTGTCTGTACTGTCCCACGCCATATTAGTATAAAGGTTTTTCATCAACAGCCAAGTTCCGTCGCATGATGAATCATATACGGTAGAATCTGGATTTCCCTGTTGTACAATTATCCATTCGCAAGAAGTGCCGTCAACATTCATAAATACGCTCGTTCCGACTGCAATATCTCCGAGCGGAGTACCGTTTGACGGGAACTCTTTCCATATACCGCCGATATTCGCATATCCAGTAGTATAAGGTTTCCATACGCTGCCTATATTTACGTAAATGTTTGATATTTCCTTGTTTGCTCCGTCAATTACAACGTGCATATTCTCACCGCCTTACGGAGTATATACAAGGCAGATATCTCCGTTGTCGCCGCTCGGTAATGTTTCGCCGTCCGCGATAAGGAAGATGTTCCGCACCTGTTTTGTCGTGTAGTTGGTGTTATTCTGAGCAATAAGCGCACCCGTCATTGTATCGCCGGATTTTTGCACGAATCCCGACGTGTCTATCTCGTTCGCCGACCGGATTGATGACACGGTCTCCGCGAGATTATCCGAATTCTGCGATTCCGGCATTGCAGCTCCCTTTGCCTCAGCCGCTGCATATGTGCTCGCGATGTTCGCCGTTATCCTGTCGATCTGGTTTTTGATTTCAGTCGCCATGCGCCCACCGCCTTATATCGCCGCGAGAGCGTTTTCGATATCGCTTGTCAGGCTGATTGTGCCGCCGTCTGTATATCCGGCAGGAACAGTCACGGACGTAGATGTAATCCCGTCTATGGTCGCGGTCGCGTCCCCGTTGTTCGCCATTGTACCGGTTACTTTAACACCGCCTACATACGCAGTATCGTCTGCAAGTATGTGCGCGGCGGTCGCGGTCGCGTCGGTCGTGTCGATGTAGTTGTCCGGGATTGCGCCGACGGTTACTTTACCGAGCACTTTACCCGCGGTCGGAGTAATCTCCTGTACCTCTTTAGTCGGAGTCACGTCCTTTGTCTCCAGCGTGATCGTTACGCTGCCCGAGCCGTTGTGATATCCCGCAGGAATCGTGTAAGATATCGTGGTGGCGTCAAGCACTTGCGACACTGCTCCGTTGTTCGCCATCGTGCCGGCTATAACCGTCCCGTTTGATGTTACAATTATCTTGCCGGTGAGGACATCTCCTGCCGCAGCCGTAACGGATGACACGTCCTGATATATGTCCGGAATCGCGTTAACCGTAACGTCTGACAAGCCGAAATATCCGCTGTCAGGTGTAATGCTCTGCTGTTTTTTCGTGGGCGTTGCGTTTTTCGACTGCAAATTGTAGTTTCCTCCGCCGGATACGCCGGATACCGTTCCCGAGCCGTTGTGATATCCGGCGGGAATCGTGTATGTATCTCCCTCCTGTACGGTTACCGAGACCGCGCCTTGATTCACAAGCCCGTCGATCGCCGCCGCGAGTACATCGAGATTTGCCGTACTCGTTGCCATACCGAGTTCAACGAGTTTCGCGCGAATAGTGTTTCTGTTTGTCTGTATCCTGCTGATTTCAGTTGAAATACTCATGTTTACCTCCTCCGTTATATTCGTTATATTGTCGCCAACAGAATTTCGATGTTTCCGACGGTTGTCGCGACCGCCGCCGATGTGATCGGGAGTGTGTTGTCCTCTTCAGCTTTGTCTGCCGTCAGTACGTTCAGCTTCCCGTCTGCGGTAAGCTCAAGCGCATTCCCGGGAGTAAAGCTGACACCACCGCTCCCACCTCCGCCGGAGCCGCTTTCGCCCGTTCCTCCGATTACCGTAGCTGATGTTTGACCGTCTTTATCCTCCGCTTCAATTATAACATTGTTTCCGTCCTGTGTAACTTTAAGCGTCGGAGAAATGCCGTCTTTTCCTTTCAGCGCAACTGCAGGGACGTCTTTCCACGGAGATTCCTTGCTTCGCCTTACTCTGAGTTTTTTTGCCTTGATTGTCGGCATTGAATTACCTCCTTATTTTACTTTCAAACGATTACAATACCGAATTATAATAAAAATGATGCTTCGTCTGTTTATTGGCAAGATTATTTATTACCATACACTGAGAACTGCGTATTGATTACTTGTGTTAAACTTATTTGCCGCTAACGTAGAGGTTGTAGTAAGACACAACAGCGTTGTCCCATATGCATTTAGAAAACCAAAAGTCCAAGTCGATGATGAAGGATTAGAATCAAAATCAAGAATTCCTGAATTATATCTCAAAACACCGGCTACAGTTTCTCCGGCAATAATAACTCCGACCACGCCTCTGTCGGAAGTTGAATTACCTTGCGACTCTTTCATTATTATATATGTATATTTAGGCAGCTCATCTGTTCTTTTCGTTGTCCATGAGAGCTCAGTATTATCAGAGGCATATACGAAACAGTAAGAATAATCTCCACCACTGTAACTACCTGTTACTCCGAATATATTAACTCCATTCTTAATATTACTTGCCACCAAATTACTATCACCTTGAATAGTCTGTGTTCCAGTTAAATAATATCCCGATGAAATAGTCTGATTACTTGTACTTGGAGTATATGTAGTTGCCGATTTTGTGTTTAGTTGCTCTGTAGCAGATTTAGTACCACTTGATACATAACCGGCTGACTGTGTTGCACTTGCTGTAATTACACCAGTTGAAGAATCTACTGAAATATTCGGAGTAGCCTGTGTTGCAACAGCAACCGATCCGCTATGTGTATCAGCATAATATCCGCTTGGGAAACTTACCGAGTTGCCTGATATACTCACATCGCTTGTCGTTTTTGTTTCAATAGTTCCTGTTTGTTCTGTGCCGTTAGAATCAACAAATACTTTAGGAGCCAAAACATCGCTCGCAGTCGCAGTGACACCTGACAAATCCGCGCCTGTTTCAATAGCGTCTATCTTTGCAGGAATTTCAGCATACGTCTCAGCTTCCGATTGTCCCTTGTTCACAAGCGAAACATTTATCGAATTAAGACGCGCGCTGAGCGTTTGAGCAAAACTCAAAAATTTATCAGCTATACTCATACCTCATTCCCCCCGAGAATTCCGTTGATCTCAGATACCGCCGTGTCGATATCTCCTATCAATCCGTCAATATATGCCTTTATTACCATGTTTTTTACAGGATTTTCAGATGTGTCGGACATTTCGCTGTCCATTGTAAATACCGCCGAATCGCCGGTATCACCCTTTTCTCCGCGTATGCTCGGAGTCGTATATGTTGTGCCGTCCGTAAATGAAATCGTCAGCGTGTAATCTTCATTGAGCACAGCACCGTTTATCCCGACTCCGTTTTCACCGTCCGATATCTCGGCGGTTGTTGTACCGCTTTTATCCGTTATAGTGATTATAGACATACTGCCGTTTTTTACGACACTTGCGCTCGGAGAATACCCGTCTTCTCCTGCCACACCTGCAAGCGAGCCGTTGTCACGCCAGTCGTTTATTACGCCGTCAAAAACATATGCATTGTACGGCGCTTCGGTTCCGACTCCGTAAGCATCTCCCACTTCTGGATTCGGCACGGCTGCTATAAGCTCCTCCAGTGTGTCATAATACCCGAGAATACGGAAATTCTTTCCGTTGGAAATTGCAAAAACTTGCGTTCCGTTTTTGTCTGTTATCGAAATCGATACGCCGACACTTGTCGGAGCCACAGATACAACAGGCGAAAAACCGTCTTCACCGTCGCGTCCCCCGGAAATAACTTCAACAGGATCTCCTACCGGCATATCGCCGCACATAAGTCTAAGAATATTATTAACGTAAGTAAATCCGTCGGGAATGTTGATATCCTCGTCGTTATCTTCATTGCCGCCATCAATAATCCATACGTTTTCGTCTCCTTCAGGCTCGTCCGCCTCACTCTCGCTCACATATACACCGGAATCCCCTGGATCTCCTTTTTCTCCCGGATCTCCTTTTTCGCCCTGCGGACCCTCTTCTCCTTTGAACTCTCCCGATTCTTTTGCTTCGGAGAGTGCATCATCTATATATTTTTCAGCTTCCGAGAGAAATAAATCATATGTATCCGATGTTACCTTTCCGGCGTTGCCTCCCTTGTCGTCAAGAGTGTGCATTACATCGAGTGTGCCGTCAAGTGAAATGATTTTTCGCTCAATCTCTCCGTCTGCGGCAATAACACCGGACAGAATAAACTGAGCCTCACCGCTGAACTTCATTACTTCCGGAGGGATATCAATTTCTCCTCCGAGATACGGAACTTTTATCGGCTTTCCGCGTTTAGGATAAAAAATAACCGAAACGCTGAGACCGTCCCATTCACAAGAGAGATCAAATTCGAGCTTTTCAATACCGTACGACCCTCTGGTGCCGACATTGATCCTGCATGGTTCAAGACTGTATTTCGTCGCTCTTATAAGCATCTAAGCCCTCCGTTTCCTCCGACGTCTCCGAATCTTCCGTCAGCTTTTCCTCGAGTTTGCAGAGGAGATCAAGCGCAAACCGAATGTTCTGATCCGTTCCCCAAACCCGTCCGCAGTTAAGAGTTCCCGAGACTTCCATACCGTCCAGATTCCCGAGACAGTCGTTTAATATTTTGGATATCTTTTCAATTTCTTTCATCTGTTGTAAATTATCCTCCGTTAGTTTACCGCGAGAACGCACTCTCCGTTATAATAGATTCCGTCGGTGCAGAAATAATATCCGTCTCCTTTTGATTCCACATCACTGTAATTTAGATAAGCTCTGATAGCTGTATTTCCATGACTGTCAAGAGTTATAAATCCGCCTCTTGTCTCGCAGCTTATATATACACCGTATACGCTCTCAACGGATACACGTCCCGCAGCGTATATTTTTATTGACGGATATACACGATAACCGGCAGAATTTTTGAAACTATATGTTCTCAAATTCA